ACACAGAGCGTGGTCATGGTGGGCTGGTGTTCCCTCGCTTCCCCATGGAACCATATGTGCCGCCCAAAGGTGTTGTTCCTTCAGAGCAGATCCAGCATGTGCTGGCCATGGATGCTTCGTGGAAGAATCTAGCAGAGGACGCCAACTTCAGCTCGATGCTGTCTACGATGAATGGTATCACTGCCAATGTCCTTGATGGCATGGGGTTCCCAGGCTTCCCATTCCTCACTGAGCTGACGCAGCTGACTGAGTATCGAGACATGTCGGAGCGCACCGCTGCTGAGATGACGCGCAAGTGGATCAAGCTGCGTAGCACTGGTGATGACGACAAGCAGGACATCATCGACATCATTGATCGCGAGCTCAAGCGACACCGAATCAGGGATCTGTTCCGCACTGCTGCGGTGCTGGATGGCTTCATGGGCCGCTGTATGCTGTTTGCGAACTTTGGCGACGTGGTTGGACAGGAGCTGGAAACTCCGTTGCTGCTGAACCCATACAAGATCAAGAAGCGATCATTGCGTGGGTTCAAGATCGTGGAGCCAATCACGACCTACCCAGCAAGCTACAGCGCGAGCAATCCTCTGGCCTCTGACTACTATGTGCCCAGTGCGTGGTTTGTCTATGGGCAGAAGGTTGATGCTACTCGCTTGCTCACATTCTGTTCCCGGCCAGTCCCAGATCTTCTCAAACCAGTTTACAACTTTAGCGGCATGTCGTTAAGCCAGCTTGCACAGCCCTACGTTGATTACTGGTTTGGGACGCGTGATAGCGTTGGCAAGCTGCTGCGCAACTTCAGCACTCTGGCCCTTGCGACTGATCTTGATGTGCTGCTTTCGCCGAGTGGTGATGAGCTGATTCGACGGTCGCAGTTGTTCACTAAGCTGCGCGACAATCAGAGCATCCTGCTTATCAATAAGGACAGTGAGGCATTGACGCAGCTCAATGTTCCAATAACTGGTCTTGATAAGCTACAGGCGCAGGCACAGGAGCACATGGCTGCTGTGGCCAAGACTCCGCTCGTCATTCTGCTCGGCATCACACCAACAGGTTTGAACACCACCGCAGAAGGCGACATCAGGATCTACTACGATTACATTGCTGATCAGCAGGAGCGTCTGTTTCGCAACAATCTTGAAATAGTGATCAAGATGATCATGCTCGATCAGCTTGGCTATGTGGATGACGACATCACCTTTGACTTCGTGTCGCTGTTTGCTCTGACTGGCAAGGAGCTAGCCATGGTGCATAAGAGCGACGGGGATCTTGCGGTGGAGCTGATTCAACAGGGTGTTATCAGCCCGAAGGAAGTTCGCTCTAAGCTGGCAAGCGATCCTGAATCTGGGTTCAACAACCTTGATGTCGATGCTATGCCGACTCCTCTTGCTGCTACCCAGCCTACGATGCAGACTGGTGGTGAGCAGGACTCTGTTACTGCTGAAGAGCGCAGTTCAACTGGCGATGCTGCTGCTCAGTCAGCCTTGCGCATCATGCGCGACGCGAATGCTTTCGCTCGCGATGGTGGTTTCCGAGGAAACCAGTTCCTAGGTGGTTTCAAGGACGATGATGGTCCGTTGTCCTCTGCCATGCGCCTCAGTGGTGCAGCGACAGCAGCATCACGAACCGCAAGAAAGCTGGGGACTGGGCGAGCGCATGCGGCAGCTCGTTCTGCGCACAGTCGGGCTCTGGAAGCTCATAAGCGTGCCCTTTCCTCAGCCCCATCTCACCTGCGCCCAGTGCATGAGTCCTATGTGGATGCGCACACTGCTGCTCGTGATGCTCACAACTCTGTTCTAGGAGTTGAGCGATGATCACCAGACTACTCGTCGTTGGCGACGAACTGTTCCGCTGCTACCAGAAGGAGAAGAAGCAACCATGAAGCTGCGCGCTCCTGGTAAGAAGCCAATCTTCGTCTCTCCTGTGTATCCAAACGCAGGAGAGGAGCTGGAGTATCGGCATCACCTGGAGAGGATGATCACTGCCATGCACAGCGGCACGATGTATTGGCTCAAGGTTGCGTGGCGCAAGGAGGGACTGCCAGAGGACAAGCAGCTCGCAGAGGATCTCAATCCCCAGGCACGCATGACCAAGGCCATGAAGGATTATGCCAAGCAGTGGCTCCAGCAGTTCGATTCCGGCTCAGAGACCATCGCGAAGCAGTTTGCGAAGAAGGCTATGAAGAGCCATGACATCTCATTTGTTGCTGCTCTGCGCAAGGCTGGGTTCTCTGTGAAGTTCCAGACAACAGGCGCCATTGAGTCTGTGCTCGACGATGTGATAGCGGAGAATGTGAAGCTAATTAAGAGCATCCCTCGCGAATACTTTGATGCCATCATTGATCGGGTTCGTGATAGCGTCGAGAAGGGCCGATCCATGAAGGAGCTGACTCATTACCTGGAAGATCGCTATGGTGTCACCCAGCGTCGTGCAGCTCTGATTGCTCGTGATCAGAACAACAAAGCTACCGCAGCCATCCATAGGACGAGGCAGAAGGAGTCTGGCATCAGCAAGGCACGATGGGTCCACACCATGGCTTCTGCCCAGCCTCGCGAAGAGCACATGGGCTGGGATGGCGAAGTTTACGACATTGACAAGGGAATGTATTCTGATGTTGATGGCGAATACGTTTGGCCAGGCACCCCAATCAACTGTGGTTGCACTTGCATGTCTATTATTCCTGGGCTCGATGAAGAGGACGATGAATCAGAAGGAGAAGAGTGATGGCTGCTCGTCGTAACCTACCAGGAGGGGCAATCGCCTTTGATCGCGGCAGTGCTCGTTCCGTCGATGCTCAAGGTTTCCTTCATGTGGAAGGATGCAACATCAGCAAAGCTGGTGTGAATCCATATTGGGGTGCTGAGATCCCGGACTACGAGAAGCTTGGACTGCAGCCGGACCGAGTCTATTACCTCTTCCGCGATCCTAAGGAGCTGGAGAAGGCTGCTGCCACATTCAACAATTTGCCACTCATGGACAACCACATTGAGGTGAGTGCTGATGACATGGACGACAAGGAAGTCCACGACCGTGTCGTTGGGTCCACAGGCACGAATGCGAGATTTGAAGATCCTTATCTCATCAATGACCTGGTTGTGTGGACGACGAGTGCGATTGATGGAGTGATGTCGAAGACTCAGACGCAGCTGTCATGTGCGTATCGCTACGAGCTTGACATGACGCCAGGAACATACATGGGGCAGAAGTATGATGGGCGCATGCATGATCTTCAAGGCAACCATGTTGCGCTGGTTGATGAGGGTCGCGCAGGTCCGGACGTCACTGTGAAAGATCGCAAGCCAGCGGGTGTGTCGAAGCTGAATGTCAAGGTCAATATGAAGGGCATTGCCAAGCTGGTGTCTGATGCTCTTGCTCCTGCAAAGCAGAAGCTTGGCATGAAGCCTGGTGCTGGCACCATTGATTCAATCACCGACGATCTCACGAGCACCAAGGCTTGTGCCATAAAGATGAAGGGTGGCGTCACCTCAGATGAGAATCCTGAAGGCCACAACCAGTATAGTGGTGCTGCATCGTACGCTGGTCGTAGCTCTGCGAAGGCAATCAAGTCCAAGGACGCTGGCTCGCACGAAGAGGCAAGTGCAGCCCACGCCCACGCTGCTCGTCTGGCCACGTCTGCTGGCCCCAAGGCTTGGCACGAGAATATGGCCGCAGCTCATGAGGCTGCCGCACGCGGGGTGCCGGTGAAGTTTGGTCGCAACTTTGGTGATCAACCGAAGATTGGTGCCCATGACTCGATGGTGGCGTCTGATGTCGTCGCCCACATGAAGGGCCACAAGGATGCGAGCGGCAAGCTGGCTCCTTGGGTCATCAAGAGTGAGTCAACTGGCCGAATCATCTGGAGCGGCCCAACTAAGGAGGAAGCAGTGGCACAACTCAAGAATGTGGAAGGGCACAAGGCGCACGACTCTGTGACGGTGGAGGACGACAATCCCGAAGGCATCAACCAGTACTCGGGTGGAGGCGGCAGCAAGGCATCCGCAGCAAAAGCATCTGTCGCTGCGCAGAAAGCCAGTGCGGCAGTCAGAAATGGGACTGGGTCTAGCAAGGCTGCTGCCGCAGCCCACAGAGCTGCGGCGAAGGCTCACTGGGAGGCGTCGCAGAAAGCACCGACACAGGCAGAAAGATCGTTACATGAGAAGCTCGCTGCTGGCCATGAAAGAGCAGAGAATAATCTGCTCCGTCGCAGCTGATTCATATTGTTGAAAGGAGGATCAGACGACAACGACGACCATTACCACGAGGAAGTTCAAGATCGGTGGACTCACCGAGAGCAAGTAAACCCTTTTCAAAGGAGGCCCATCATGGCCCGAAAGATCACCAAGCTGGGGCACACCGTCAAGGGTGCTCTCGCTGCGTTCATCGCTCCGCGTCTCGCGTCCGATGCCGCGTTCAAAGTCGGTGAGCTTGACAAGCTCCTCAAGGACGTGAAGCCTGCGCCCTTCAAGCAGCAGATCAAGCCCATCACCGATTCCGTCAAGGCGCTGTTCAAAGATCGTCTTGCCAAGGACGCTGATGTCGAAGACCTCGCTGAGCTGCTTGAAGCCCTTGGCAGTGGCGACGAGGACGATGACGACGAGGCTGGCGAAGACGCTGCTCGTCCCAAGAAGGACGATGTCGCCGAAGATGACGTCGCCGAAGATGGCGACTCTGCGGGCGAGAAGCTCATGCAGATGCTCAGCCATTATGACATCCCGGCTTCGGATCTTGAGGCCATCAACTCGCTCATCACCGAGCTCAGCAAGCCTGCTGCTCGGGATGCGGTCCTGCCTAAGAAGGGAGCTCCCGTGGCCAAGCCTGTAGCTGCAGCTTCTGAGAAGGATGACAATGCTGCTCCCATGAAGGATGTGCCTGTGACCAAGCCTGCGATGGATGCTGCCATCCGAACCGCCACCGACGCCGCAATCAAGGAGACCAAGGCGCACATGTCTGCTCTCTACGAGGCCAGCAATGACGTCAGGCCTTTCGTTGGCGAGATCAACACTCTCGCTTTCGACTCTGCTGATGCCATCTTCAAGTTCGCTCTCGATGCTCATCAGATTGAGACGAAGGGAGTTCACCCCAGCGCCTACAAGTCTCTGCTTCCTCTGATCCACGCCAAGGCTCAGCCCAGCCAGAACATGGCCACGGACTCTGCTGACGTTGTTGACTTCGAGAAGCGTTACACCCACATTCCTGCTCGCGCTTAGAAGGAGGAAGCAACCATGTTTCAGAATCAGGTCAACTACAAGCAGGCCCCTGGGATCGTCGGCGGCATCGCCTCGATGAACCCGATTGCTACTGTGGATGCCGGGCCTGGCGGACTCACTGCTGGTCCCAATGGCGTCCTCGTCGGTCGCTTCGCGTGGAACAGCTACCCTGTCGCGGGTGGTCCTGGTCGCGCAAACAATGCCTGTCCGGCTGGGCAGCCGCGTAAGCCCGATGGCTTCATCTCCAATCTCCAGCAGGGGTTGATCACTGCGTGGCTTACCAATAGCACTCTTGCTATTCCCTCTGGCAAGGGTGTCACCGAGCATCTGCGCGGTGACTTCTGGGCCTTCAGCACCATGTCTGAGGCGCTCATCAACAGCAAGGTATTCGCCAATCTGCTCGATGGTCAGGTCCTCGCTGCTGCTGCTGGGTCGTTCCCCACGAATGCTGCTGGCACCGTATCCAGTGTCACTGCAAGCCTGGTGGTCGGCACCAACACGATGACCATCAGCGCTACTGGATCTGGCATTCCTGCGATCGGTCAGCTCGTCACTGGTCCTGGTGTTGCTCCTAACACCTACATTGAGTCGATCGGGACCTACAACGGAACTTCCGGCACGGTGTTCCTGTCTCAGAATGCGCTTGCCACTGAGACTGCCCAGGCCTATACCACCGCGCTGCCGGAAGCCTACGGTGGGTTCGTTGGCACTGCCAGTTTCGCCACCAATGTGATGACGGTCACTGCCATTACCTCTGGTGCTCTGGCCGTTGGCCAGCTTGTGCAGTCTGCGAATGTCGCTGCTGGGACCTACATCGCTAGCCTCGGCACCGGCACTGGCGGACTCGGCACCTACAACCTTTCGACTGCTCCTGGCACCATCTCTGCTCAGGCTGCTTCCACCTCTGCGTGGATCGAGACTGACTGGTATGTGAACAGCCCTGGGAATGTCATGGATCTCATCAAAATCGGTGTTCGGTAGGAGCCAATCACATGCGACAGAATCCCCACATCCATCTCCTGGCTGATCGTTTCGGCATCATCTTTCCTGGTGCCATGGACTACCGCGACTCCCAGGCGGGTCGTATCGCCGCTGATCGTCTTCTCATGGACGCAGCGCCGACCAATCTTCTTCAGAGCCAGCTCGTAACGACTCCCAGCTCGGGCGTTCCGTTCTATCTCACCAACTTCCTGGATCCTGAGCTGACTCGTGTGGTCACTGCGCCCATGGAGGCAGCGGACATTTTCGGGGAGGCCAAGAAGGGCGACTGGACTACGGACACTGCGACCTTCCCGATCGTCGAGTCCACTGGCGAGGTTTCCACCTACGGCGACCTGAACAACAATGGTCTGTCTGGCGCGAATGCCAACTTCGAACCGCGCCAGTCCTATCACTACCAGACGTTCACCCGTTGGGGCGATCGCGAGCTTGACAAGATGGGCGCGGCCAAGATTGACTGGGCTGCTGAGCAGAATGTTGCCAGTGCTCTCACGCTCAACAAGTTCCAGAACTCCAGCTACTTCTTCGGAGTGCAAAACCTCGACAACTACGGCCTGCTCAATGATCCCACATTGACTGCGCCTATCACGCCCACCACCGCCTGGTCTGGTGCCACTGGCCTCCAGATCTGGGGCGACATCCAGAACCTCTTCAAGCAGCTCGCTCGTCAGACCAATGGGCTGGTCAAGATGACGGATCCGCTCACGCTGGTGATGGATCCTTTCACCGTCAGCTACCTCCTCACGCCGATGCAGAATGTCTATGGCAATGCCACTGTTCAGGCGATGATCAAGGAGAGCTTCCCGAAGATGGTGGTGAAGACCGCGCCGGAGCTGGCCACTACTGCTGGCAATCTGGTTCAGATGATCGCTCCTTCGGTCCAGGGCCAGAAGTCTGGGTTCTGTGCCTTTACGGAGAAGATGCGCGCTCACGCCATTGTGCGTGACACGTCCTCGACCTACCAGAAGAAGTCTGGTGGCACCTGGGGTGCGATCATCAAGTTCCCGGCTGGCATCTCTCAGATGCTTGGCGTGTAGCACTGAATACGGAGGACCGATCTGTCGTGGATCGGTCCTCCACTCCTCATTCCAAGACCATACACTACGGTGAAAAACATGGCTGAAGTCAAGACCGAACCCAAGCTCGTTTCTGAATCTGTTCTCGTCGCCTGCAAGCTGCCGCACGGCCTCAATCTTGATCTGTATGATGGCAACGTCCTGCGATCAAGGGTGAAGCTGTCTGGCATCATGGGGTTCCGCATTCCCAATCCAGATCGCAAGTTTGTGAATCCGGAGACTTATGCCGGACACAGCATCACATCAGTTCCTCGTGCGCATTGGGAGGAATGGTATGCAACGCACAAGTCTCACCCTGCAGTGGTTAATGGCTTCGTCTATGTTTCAAAGACGAGGGATGACGCTCAGGCGCAGGCGAAAGAACGTGAGAAAGAGCGGACGGGGTTCGAACAGCTTGATCCTACCAAGCAGGCAGTTCGTCCGCTCGACCGCGATCCTCGCCCGATGGAATTTCGCTAAGGAGCTGACCAATGGCTGTGGTTGTGTTTGACAAGGTAGCCTTCCTTGCTCGCTACCCTGAGTTCGTGGCCACAGATGCTTTGTATCCTTCTCCTGCTGACATTATCACAGCGAGCTTCAATGAGGCTTGTGTGATCCTGGACAATCGTGACTGCAGTCGTGTTCCTGTTCCTCCTCGTGACACGCTGCTCAATATGCTCACTGCGCACATTGTGGCGATCTACTTTGGCATCGATGGCAAGCCACCCTCTCGTGCAGTTGGGAGGGTGGCTTCTGCTGGCCAAGGCTCTGTGAATGTCTCGCTGGCCATGGGGCCTGCTACCGACCAGAAGGCTTGGTATGAGCAGACTATCTATGGTGCGTCTTACTGGCGAGCATCAATGGGCTATCGTTCCATGCTCATCGTCCCTCCCTGTCCAGCACCAGAGCAGATCTATCTGCAGGAAGGCTGAAATGGCAGCATTTAGTGGCGGCATCAAGATGGCATCAGTGCTCAACCACATTGAGCAGTCACTTGGTGACGGAGTCAAGCTGGTGCGTGTTGGGTTTCTTGAGGGAAGCCACGCAGGCATCAACAATGACCAGCCTGCTCCTGAGATTGCATTGATCTTAGAGAATGGCGCACCTGCTGCGAATATCCCACCTCGTCCATTCTTCCGTGGGATGATCACCAAGAGGAACGCAACCTGGGGCAAAGTTCTTTTCCAGTTCCTCAAGAACCACAACTACGATGTGCGCAAGGCTCTGCTAAGCACTGGGCTGGTTATGGGTGAGCAGCTCCAGCTTGCCATTACAGAGTTCAATGATCCGCCTGATAAGGATTGGGCCATCAAGGCGAAAGGACATACCAAGCCACTGGAGTGGAGCAAGAACATGAAGCGTTCAATCTCTGCAGAAGTAGATGGAACGCGTGAGGCCTGCAATGGATCTATTTGATCTGACATCACCAGCGATCTCTGCTATCAATGATCAGACTTCTGCTCAGCTCTACAAGAGCACAGGCTATGTCACTGGTGCCAATGGCAAGCAGGTTCCGTCATACGCTGATGCTATCTCTGGCGACATTCAGGTTCAAGCACTCAGCGGAAAAGAACTCCAGCACCTTAACAACCTGAACATTGGTGGCGTCACCCACAAGATCTATCTCGCAGGGGATTGGGAGAGTGTTGTTCGCTCTGCTATTCGTGGTGGTGACAAGTTTGTCTTTTCTTATGGCGATATCGTTTCTGGGACCTGGTTAGTTGCCACAGTCCTTGAGACGTGGCCAGGATGGTGCTGCGTCGCAGTTCAACTTCAGGTGACGCCATGAGCTACACCATCTCAATCACTGAGGACCAGGTATTCACTGCTCTGCGCAACTGGCTTCTTTACGCAGTCTCTGGGGAGGTTGTTCAAGGGATCGTCAATCGTGTGGCGATGCCTGCTGGTGGTTTCGTTGAGATGACACCCCTGGTGAAGACTCGGCTGAGCACCAACGTCACCAGTTATCCTGATATCAATACTGAGACCAACCAGCAGTTCATTGATTTCACAATTCAGCTCGATATTTATGGAGCTAACGCTGGGGATTGGTCTACCATCATCACAACTGCGTTCCGTAGCGATCAGGCTTGCGCATTCCTGGCCGCTCAACTTCCTGGCATCGCACCACTCTACAGCGAGGCTGCTCGTCAGCTTCCTTTGATCAATGGAGAGGAGCAGTATGAGTCTCACTGGTCTATTGCCATCCACCTTCAGTTCAATCCTTCGGTGAATGACACGCAGCAATCCGCGAACGTCATCACTCCTGCCATTATTAACGTTGACGCCACCTACCCACTCTAAAGGAGAGCGAGCATGTCCATTCCTGCTTCCACCCTTGTCTCGGTAACTCCGAGCGTCCTGAGCGCAGGCGGGAATCCGCTGGCTCTCAATGGCCTTCTGCTTAGCCAGGCTTCCAGGCTTCCGTTCGGAACTCCTCTGAGCTTCCCCACTGCTGCCTCTGTGGCAGACTACTTCGGCCCGCAGAGCCAAGAAGCTGCCATGGCCGAAACCTACTTCCTCGGTTTTGATGGCAGCAATACCAAGCCTGGAGCTCTTCTGTTCTCGCGCTATGCTGCCACCGCCATCCCTGCCTTCCTGCGCAGTGGTATTCCCACGCTGTCGCTGGCACAGGTCAACGCCATCGCTCCTGCGTCCGTCACTGCTTCCATCGCCCTTACCGTCATGACGGTCACTGCAGTCAGCTCTGGGGTGCTTGCTCCTGGCATGCTATTGACTGGCTCTGGCGTCACTGCCAATACCAGGATCGTCAACCAGCTAACTGGCACACCTGGCGGAACTGGAACCTATACGGTGGACACGAGCCAGACCACTGCCAGCACAACCATTACTGGAGCTTATGATCTGGTGGTCGTGGTTGATGGCGTTACCAAAACTGCTTCGTCGCTTAATCTGTCTTCTGCACTGAGTCTGTCTGCTGCTGCTTCACTCATCACCACTGCGCTCGGTGCTGGCCAGACCACGACTTTCGACTCCACACTCCATGAATTCGTCATCACGAGCTCAACCACTGGCGCGTCGTCCACTCTAGCCTACGCTACTGGTCTCGGCGCGACCACGCTTGGCTTCACTGCTGCTACTGGTGCGGTGCTCAGCCAGGGCAGTGCGATCCAGACTCCGGCTTCTGCCATGGCTGCTGTCATCGCATCTACGCAGAACTGGGTGTCCTTCTCTAGCACCTTTGAACCCAGCCTCGCAGACAAGGAAGCCTTCTCCTCCTGGACGAACAGCACAAATGGCCGCTATCTCTATGTCCCCTACGACACAGACGCGACTGCTGCATCCAGCCAGCCAGCGACCTTCACTGGTTTGGGGAGCTGGCTGAAGGCGAACACCATCAGTGGCGTTGCTCCTGTGTGGAACAACTACCTCCACGCAGCTTTTGTGCTTGGCGCCATCGCGAGCATCGACTTCACCCAGCACAATGGACGGATCACCCTGGCCTTTAAGGTGCAGAGTGGCCTCGTTGCCACTGTCACCGACCCTGCGTCTGCTGCCAACCTGATCGCGAATGGATACAACTTCGTCGGCGCTTATGCGACTGCGAACCAGCTCTTCACCCAGTTCCAGCCCGGGCAGGTGAGCGGACCCTACGCTTGGATTGATAGCTACATCAATGCCATCTGGCTCAACAACCAGTTCCAGCTTGCGCTGATGACGCTGCTCCAGAACATCAAGTCTGACCCATACAATCCGCAAGGCTACGGCCTCATCCGCAGCGCTCTGCAGGATCCTATCAATCAGGCTGTCAACTTTGGTGCCATTCGCTCCAATGTTCCGCTCTCTGCTGCTCAGGCTGCAGAGGTCAATGCTGCAGCTGGCATGGCCATTGATGGGATCCTTTCTAGTCGTGGGTGGTATCTTCAGATCCTCCCAGCTTCTGCTCAGGTTCGCGCAGCTCGTCAGTCTCCGCCTTGCACCTTCTGGTTCATGGATGGACAGAGCATCCAGCAGGTTAATCTCGCCTCCATTGACGTTCAGTAAAAGGAGCCCATCATGGCCAAGACTATCACTGCCGCAAACAGCGTCTTCACGCTGGTTGTCCCCGGTCTTTTCGACTCCCCCGTCCAGCTGGAAGGGTATGGCGCTGATGAAGCTGTCAGCACTGACTCCATCGCTAGTGCTGAGGCTATCATTGGTGTGGATGGACACAAGAGCGCAGGGTTCGTGTTCGCTCTCGTGAAGCAGAAGATCACCATCGAGCCGACAAGCCCTTCTCTCGATTTCTTCTACGAGTGGATCCGGGCAATGCAGAGTCAGCGGGAGGACCTCCCTTGCGATGGTGTGATCGATCTTCCTGCCATTGGCCAGACTTACAACTGCGTCAATGGCTCGCTCACACTGTATCCGCCACTTCCTGGCATCAAGAAGGTTCTTCAGCCTTTGCAGTTTGAAATCACATGGGAACGCGTGGAAGCAGCTGGGGTGTAGCATGCGCAAGACTGAAGTATTCATCGGTGACAGCGGACGAGATACTGGCAAGGTATTTCTGCTGAAGGAGATGTCTGCTGATCGAGCAGAGAAGTGGGCAGCTCGTGCTCTCAATGCTCTTGCTGCTTCTGGCGTTCAGGTTCCAGACGGAGCTGGGCTGTCTCACATTGCAGCCATTGGCTTTGATTCCTTCAGAGGTCTTCCGTGGGAACAGGTGGAGCCTCTACTGGATGAGATGTTCTCCTGCGTTCAGAGAATCCCAGATCCAGAGAAGAAATCAGCACAGTTCCCTCTGGGGTATTCACGACCGCTCATGGAAGATGACATTGAGGAGGTGCTCACTCGTTTGAAGATACGAGGCAAGATCCTGGAGCTGCACCTCGGTTTTTCTATCGCCGACGCCCTCTCAACCTTGAGAGGCCCCAACGTCGGCAAGCCCCAAACGAATACCGGAACGTCCCTGGAATAATTGGCATCATTGTCTCGCGCAAGCTTGCAACGCTCTATGAACTCCAAACGATCTACGGTGCTGAGGATGCCTACGACATGCTCGAAATCATCCTGGTAGATAATGCGAATGTCGCATCAATGCACGAGGAGGCTTAGCGATGGCAACCATCATTGACGCATTCCTCGTCACCCTTGGGCTCGACACTTCCAATTTCAAGAAGGGAGTGTCAGAGTCCGAGGAAGGGCAGAAGGCAGTTCGTGATAGTGCAACGAAGACTGCCGAGCACATGAAGGAGCAGGGACGCAATGCTGGCGAGTTCTTCACAGAGCTGATCACCAAGGCAGGCGAGTTCCTCGGCATCATGATGACTGCTGAGGGATTGAAGATGTTTGCAGAGAAGGAGCTCGAAGCAGAAGACGCAGGCGTGAAGCTAGCGCGCATGATGGACCTGAATGTGGAAACGCTCCAAGGATGGCAGCGAGCAGTGAAACTTGAGGGCGGCACTGCGGAGGACTTCAATGCCAGCTTGCGGCACGTGACAAGCAGCTTGGCATTGATCGCCATCCATGGTCCACGAGCGAAGATGGCTCTGCGTATTTTCGCTGGCCTTGGAATCAAAGAAGAGGCGCTCAAAGGCAAGAATGCCATCCAAGTCTTCGAGATGCTCTCAGAGAAGATGAAGGGCATGAGCGGAGGAACAGCGCTCGGCCTTGGCATGCGCCTCGGCCTGAGCGAAGGAACCATCCGGCTGCTCATGAAGGGCAAGGAAGGTGTCCAGGAACTGGTTGAGGAGGAAAAGAACCTCGGAACATATACAACAGATGATGCGGAAAAGGCTGAGCGGTTCAATGAAAGCATGGAGAACGTCAAGACACAGTTCTCGATGGTTGGCCAGAAGATACTTGTCCTGCTCATGCCTGCTCTACAGAAGATGGCCAATGCGCTCCTAGCAATTGGCGCATGGGCTAAGGAGCATCCGCAGATCATCCAGGCTGGCATCGCCGGGATCACTGCTGCTGTCATTACCCTTTCGGCGGCGATGGTTCCGCTGGTCATTGAGCTCCTGCCAGTCGAGCTTATCACTTTGGCTATCGCTGCTGCGGTCGGGCTGGTGACTGCAGCAGTGGTGTATCTCGCAGCTGAATGGAATAAGTGGATTCACGGTGGCATGTCGCCACTCGCTAAGTTCTTCCAGTTCTTCTTTGATGTCTGGTCGAAAATACGCGATCACGTTATGACTGTGATCAATGCTCTCAAAGGGATTTTCATGGCCTACATCCAAACGCTCAAGGATGAGTTCATGTTCTTCTACTATCTGTTCACTGGGCAGTGGGGCAAGGCTGGCGACAAGCTCAAGGACATTTTACATGACTTTTCCAATTTGTTCGTCTATGTCTTCAAGTATCTTGAATACAACTTCTGGGTATTCATCTATACCATGGTAGACGCATGGTCAAGTGCTTGGAAGACAATGGCAGAAAAAGCAGTGGCGACAGTCAACCAAATCAGCAAATTCTTGACCAGCCACCCAATCCTCGCGAATATCATTTCGCCAGTAGGCTATCAGGTTGCGAAGGCGTATGAACTGCGAGCACAAGGAGCTAGCGCAGGAGAGTCAATTCTGGGCAGCAATGGCGCCACATCATCTGCCGTATCCCATCACAAGACTATCAGCGTTGGCACAGTGGAGATCCATACTGCTGCGACAGACGCTCATGGCATTGCTGCAACTATCGGCCCTGCTATCTACTCACAGTCACTTGTTGCCCAGGCTGATGGGGGATTCTGATGGCTGTGCAGCCTGGGCTCTCACAAAACATTTGGGGCGTCTTCGATGTCAATGGCAACCTAGTCGTCGATGTTGACACTATCGCCAGCGTTGATTATTCAAATGAGTCTAGGGTGAGCAGCTTTCCTGTGGAGGAAGGTGCCTTTGCAAGCTACAACAAGGTGACCACTCCTTACAGCGTTCACCTTGAGATGGTAGTCGGAGGTGATCGTCTCAGGTTATCAAACTTTCTAGACAAGCTCGAACAGCTTCTTAATGACACGCAAAACCTATACAGCGTGGTCACTCCAGAAAGAACATACCTTAACTCGACCGTGAAGAGGTTCAGCTACAAGCGCAAGGCTAGCCACGGCCAGGACATGATCGCTGCTCTGGTTGAGCTTTATGAAGTCCGCGTGGTGTCGCCTCAATACTCATCAGTGGCTATTGCTCTGCCTCCAACCAAGGTGAAGGTCGTGGATGTGGCCATGATGAGCTGCCATGGCAAGCAGCAGCTTCAGCCTCCGCCAACACCAGACATTCTCCACATGAGCAGTGCTGAGATTAAAGCTCTGGCTCGTAAGAATGCGAGGTGGTGATGATTTGTTGCGACCTCATCCTTAATGGATCCCAAGTGTGGGCAGGCGTTCCACCTCTTGTGGGCGTCCCCAACAGCTCACAGTTTAACATTGTCCTTGGGCAGCAGAGCTGTGTCTTAGTGCTCTACAATCGTAACATGAGCAAGGTGGTGCAGCATGCTTTATTGTGATTTGGCCATCGACGAAACGAACATTTGGGTTGGTGTCCCATGTCTTACTGGCGTCCCAATAAACTCGCGACCTTACCTTGGGTTCGTCGGTAGCCTACTCTTCATTGATATGGAGGGGCCTGCTGATCCGACCTATGATGGTCTGGGTATTCGCTACTTTCTCCTGTATGTGCCGGATGATGGAAGTGAAACTCAGGCCATACCACTCCAAGCACTCCCGGCTCAGACTCTACGCATAAATCTAGGGGCTCAAAACTGCACACTGTCATTCTATGATCGTGACGCAACGTCTGCGTCTTCTGATCGAGCTTTCTCTCAGCAGGATGGTGCCCAAAGCAGAGCTTTCCAGTCGTCATCTATTGTCGTCGGGCCACGTGGTCCTGCTGGGCCTCCAGGAGTTCCAGGAGCTCCTGGTCCTCTAAAGGGACGGATCACAGTCCCAGTATCTACACCTTCGCTTGCATTCTACGAGACTGCAAACATTGATGTGTCCTTGGCAACCTCGTGTGATTTTATTAAGACAACTGCAGATCATGAATGCTGGATCAGAGTATATGGGAGTGATGCTGCTAGGACAGAGGATGCAGCTCGAACCCCATTGCAGCCAGTACCACTAGGCAAAGGCATTTTCGGCCAAACGTGGCCATTCCCTCCTGATGACCTTACTACTGACTGGAGTCCTGTTCCGTTCTTCAACAACTTGGATGAAACGCTCGGAACCACTGCTTATCTGGCAGTGACGAATATGGAGGTTGGCTACACTGGGACGATTAATCTGCAGTTTGAGGTCCTACCACAAGAGCAGAGTGCTGTCGGCGGACCACAAGGCCCTCAGGGACCAGCTGGGCGAACTATCCTCGTAGGCAGTATTCCACCGCAGCAGTCTAGCGGTCAGGATGGTGACTGCTACATTGACAAAACTGCCATGCTCTTCTATGGACCGAAGAGTGGTGGAGCCTGGCCTGCTGGCGTGTCGCTGGTGGGACCTCAAGGTGCCACAGGCCCAATAGGTCCTACAGGTCCAATAGGACCTGTAGGCCCAATAGGTCCTACAGGTCCTCCTTATACAGACATACCTCTGGCTGACATGACCTTTGATTCTGCCAATGACTGGGTGTTGGGCGCAGGTTGGTCGTTGACTGGCGGGTCTCTTGTTTATTCTGGTAACTCAATCACTGTCGCATCGCTGCCTTTGTCTGTTCTGCCCGTTGCAGCGGGTCAGAGTTTCCAAATTGAAATCAGATTGTCGAGTCTTAGCGGAGATACTATTTATGTCGGCATTGGCAATGCCTACTGTCAGCTGACCACATATAGTTCAACTTTTTCAATCACTGCTATCGCTGCAAAGGCTCTTGAGATCCAGGGTGGTCCTGGGTCAACGGTTAGTGTTGACTATATCCGAGTAGTTGCCGGAGGGAGGGATGGGAAATCCGTCCGCTACGGCACAAATGATCCTGTGGCGACAGATGGAACGGATGGCGACTTCTGGATCAACACGACAACACACTTCATCTTCGGGCCGAAGGCATCAGGCGCGTGGCCTGCGGGGACTTCGCTGGTAGGGCCTGCGGGGAGTGGGGGTGGTGGGCTTGTTCTGCTTGAGCAGCACACAGCGTCGAACTCTGCGACACTTGACTTCAAATCATTCATCAGCAGCACCTATGACGAGTACGCCATAGAGGTCCTATCTCTCAGACCTGGCACCAACAATGTGAATCTGTTTATACAGATGTCCACAGACCACGGAGCGACGTGGGATACTGCATCAAATTATTCAAATAAACTCTTCGTCTATGGCGGAGGCACGACCGGCTACGGCAGCACCCTGTCCGGCATCGTTCTCAACTATCCTCCTTCAGCCATCCGCGACACTGCGCCTGTTGGCGTGAAGGCTTCATTGCACCTATTCCTGGCCCAACAAACTACGGATGTAGTGACGATCATTGGTAATGGAATATCAAGTGCCCAGGATAATAATCAACTATTGTTTAACTTGGCCTCCTACTACAACACCGCCGGAGCATCAGTCAATGCCATTCGGTTTCTATTTTCCACAGGCAACATCGCCTCTGGCACCATCCGCATCTATGGAATAGCTAAATAGCAGACGGAGCTCCCATGTCCACTCTTCGCGCCTACAACTTCACCCCTCTCGCCCTGGGGCTCTCACCTGCTGACATGCAAAATACAGTGGACGGCCTGCTCACTGCGGCAGGTTGGCAACGGATCCATAAGACCATCGTTCCGGTGGGATATGTGAACAACACCCTAGCGAATGCTCCGGCCTCGCAAATCTTTGATGGCTACGACATTGACACATCAGGCACTGCGCCCACTCTCGCCTATAACGGCTATGTGGGGGTGCAACTCTCGAGTGCAGCAGCCATTACTCATTGCACCATTTTCCGAGCTGGCAACTCCCAGGCCAAACTCACAGGCTTTGTCATCGAGAGCAGCAATGATGGTGCAGCCTGGACGGTCTGTGGCACCTACACCCCGTCGTGGTGGACGTGGAACGCCACCGAGGGCCGAGATTTTGCCGTTGTGGGAGCTGCTGCGGCCACTTACTGGAGGGTCCGAGCTACCTCTACCATCGGGCCTACGGGGGTTGGAAACCAGAATTGGGACGTGGGAGAGATCCGGTTCTCCACTGCGACTGGCGACTTTGTGTGTGGCCAGCAGCGGAGCTACTTCATTCCTCCCAGCACCGAGCTGGTTGGCAACAGCGCAGGCCGGGGAGTGCTGGCGATTGTTTACACAGGCACCTCTATCCAGTTCATCCCTGAGCTGGAAACCCTGGCTACGCTCCCACCCATCATCTTCCTCGCCAACGTCTCAGCTGGCGCAGGAGCGGTGACGTGCTCGGTGACTGTGGATGGCGCCACCATCAGCATCACAGGCGCAGCGGGGAACTCTAGCCAAACCAATCTCCGGCTGCTGTTCGAAGCCATCCGGGCCAGTGCCAACGCCACCTTTACAGCCTACACCTGGACTTGGCAACGACCTGCTGCCCAAAACGCAGACGACACGCAATACCTCATTTTCGGCGTGAAGACTGTGGCTGATACGTGGCCAGGTGTGAGCGGCACCAACATAACCGCCTTCGTATCTGGTGGCGCACCACCCATGATTCGGATTGGGACAGCCTATCAGCCCTACCCTGTGACCATCACGCCAGACCTTATCAACGGGTGTGTGCTGTTCTACCAGATTTCCAACCGAGCTGTATCTTTTGCCATTCGCACCAACACAGCCTACACAGGTCCCATTCATGCTGCCTGGGCTGATCACGCGAAGGCGCTGGCCTGCATGCCAACCTCCTTGGATCCACGCCTAATTACGCCCATTGAGCTGGTGGTGGGCACAGATGATGTGGCTGGTAATTCTGGTGCATTTGCTTATCCGTCGCATTGCTGGGGATTGTCCAATGCACAATCTTTTGTGCCTGGGTTCTGGGGACAATTGAGCTATGGAGGCCACCCGATGCTGGGTCTGCCCCTCCGGGGATATTTCACAGACGGGACACCACTCGGCCACTTCGCTAGCACCTGGGCGATCCAACTTAATCCCTATGGATCTGCCCTGTTTACTGGTGCGGATTCCATGGGCAACGACTTCCAGATCCATGCTGAGAAGATGATCGGGACCTACCGAAATAACACAGGTTTTTCGACAGGCGGTGCTGGCGAGGTAGTCGTCCCTGCCCTCGATATTCCCGACTGGTATAAGTTCGTCGGTTCGGCCACCAATGAGTCGCTATCGCTCGTATCCGACATCGTGCCCATCACCACACTGAATCAGGCTATGGATAACACTACCGCCTATACCTCTCTGACACTGCTGGATGCGACGACCGCTGCCGCCCAGGGCGTGGTCATCATCGAGGATGAGGCCATCCCCTACGGTGCAAAGTCTGGCAACACGCTCACGTCCACAACTCGCACAGGGTCTGTGAACCAGTTCGGAACACCCTTGCAAGCCCATGCAGTGGGGGATCCGGTCTACCAGGGGCTGTTCTTCACGATCATCAACGGAGGTGCGCTTTACGCAGGCACCACCAAACCAGTCTAGGGGTGTGCCATGGCCTACACCGGTCCCACCTTCCTCAGTCGCCAGGGGCCCACAGATCTCATCAACGCTGTATCGGCTGCGCCAATCGTCATCCCTGGCAGGGTCATCGGCCTGTGGGCCTGCCTGCCTCCTGGTTGCGCCCCTGTCATACCAGGACAGACCGCTTGTCCTCGGCCTATCCTGGTAGCTATGCAGGCCCACAATCAGGTCCACACCCTCTACGGTGAGCGCATCCCGTCTCCACCAATGGGCCAACAGGTGGTGCTGATGCTGCCTGCCGTTTATAGCCGAGGAGGCATACCACTCAAGGGCCAGCAATTCCCGATATCGAGGTAGTGCATGGCAATCCAGACATCATTCTCTAAGAAGACCATCACAGTGGTGTTTACGCTATCCACTGGAACCTTCGATACAGTGAATAACCAGACCACAGTCACTGGGCTGCGGATGGCAGTTGAGATTGATAAAGGAGGCCATCCCAGCAAGAATACCGCTCATCTCAAAATATATGGCATGCTGGATAGAGATATGAACGCACTCTCATCTCTTGCCTTCCGTCCGCTGTCGGTGAAGAAGAATCTTGTTCAGGTGCTGGCTGGTGATCTCAACAGCTCGTCTGTCGTATTCCAAGGCGAGATAAGCGAAGCATTCGCCAGCTTCCAGTCGCCTCCTGACCTATTCTTTGATGTGAAGGCTGTGGCAGGATACTATCCTGCTATTGTGCCAGTGCCTCCTAAGAGCTATCGTGGTGCTACTTCAGTAGATACTATCATGGCTACTCTCGCATCCCAGATGGGCTACTCATTTCAGAATAATGGGGTGAATGTTACCCTGGACAGTCCTTATTTGTATGGGACTGCTTGGCAACAAGCTGCCTCTGTTGCTGATGCAGCTAACATTGAATTTGGCATAGACGATGATCAATTATTCATCGCCCCAAGAAATAAGCCTCGCGCTGGCCGCGCAGTGCTCATCAATGCAGATTCAGGTATGAAGGATTACCCAATTTTCGACAAGAATGGTTTGAAAGTCATCACACTCTTCAATCCTTCAGTGCAGCTTGGTGGGCTTATCCAGGTTCGGTCAGCAGTGAAGCCAGCAAACGGAGTGTGGAGAGTCCACAGCCTGAAGCACAGCCTTGAAGCAGAGTATCCGAACGGAAAGTGGCTTTCAACGATCAGTGCTTCGTATGTAGGAGGCGGCCAATGAGTTCTACAGCAGATGGCTATCTCCCCCAGCGACAGTTAAACTCTGGCAATACACTTTTCAATGAAGTGAGCTTCGTTATCAAACAAGCACTTGGTCGCACGAATGTGGCGATGCCCGTCAGGGTCGTTGCGGTGTATGGTGGCGGAACTAACGCAGTTGGGACAGTGGATGTGCTGCCTCTCGTCAATCAGCTCGATGGGTCTGGTTCCTCAATGCAGCATTCCGTTATCTACGGCATTCCATATCTGCGTCTCCAGGGCGGAGTCAATGCTGTCATCTGTGATCCGAAGAAAGGAGATATTGGTTTTTGCATCATCTGTGACCGAGATACCAGCGCAGTAAGAGCTTCTGGATCGCAAGCCAATCCTGGCAGCCACAGGCGCTTTGACCCGGCTGATGCGGTCTATGTCGGCGGATGGAACAATTCTAAAACAGCCCCGACTCGATACCTTATCATTGATGACTCTGGGATTAAGATTGTCGCCCCAGAGGTGGTCGAGGTCTCTGCTCCGCTGAAGATCATAGGGAATGTTGAGATTGATGGGAATCTGACGGTCACTGGTGCTGTTACCGGACAGGGAACTGATCTCCACACTCACACCCACAGTGGTGTCACTGCTGGCACTGGAACATCAGGAGCTCCGATATGAAAAGTCTTGCCTTGAGCACAGAACAGAATAACTGGGACCTGATGCTGGATGCCGAAGGAAACATTGCGACGGTGTCGGGTTCGTTAAGCGTAGCTCAGGATGTAGCCTGTGCCATCAAGGTCTTCCTCGGGGAGGTATACTTTGATACAACCATCGGAGTCCCATACTTCGAGGCTGTCCTGGGCCAGAGTCCATCTGTCCAGCTTCTACAATCCCTGATCCTCGCTCAGGTGCTGAGCGTTGCAGGAGTCGTCTCAACACCAGCTCCGAAAGTTACGGTGACGAGCTACTCCGATCGAAAGATTGCTGGTCGGGTTAGCTTCACAGACACCACAGGCAAACTTCATAACATATCCTTCTGACAGGAGCGACCATGTCAACTGTCCCACAGCCAGTTTTCGGAGTTAATGGCTACTCCATTCCAGATGCCGGGTCGATCCTTGCTGCAGTTCAGAATGATCTCAATACTGCTTTTGGTGGCGGTGTCAATCCTAGCCTGTCAACTCCACAGGGTCAGTGGTGCTCGAGCCAGGCCGCAATCATCAACAACAAAAACATTCAGTTCCTCTATTACGTCTCTCAGGTAGATCCTCTCTACGCTCAGGGCCGCATGCAGGACGCCATCGGCTACATCTACTTCATGACACGTAATCCTGCCATGAGTACGAGTGTCGTCTGCACTTGCACAGGATTGGCAGGAACAGTCATCCCAGCTGGGGCACAGGCAAAGGACACCAATGGAAACATCTACTATGCCCAGACTGGTGGGACCATCCCTGCCAGCGGTAGCATCTCGCTCACATTTTTGAATACAGTCACAGGACCAATCCCGTGTGGCGCTGGGACTCTGAACCAGATCTATGTCGCAATCCCTGGCTGGGACACGATCACGAATCCTGCTGTTGGCTCCATTGGCACGAATGTGGAGACATCGCAGCAGTTTGAATTCCGTCGTCAGAACAGTGTGGCGATGAATTCAAAAGGCAGCATGTCATCAATCTACGCAGCGGTGTTCGCCAGTGGCGCAAGCTTGCCTGTCCCTTCCGTTCCAACGGATGTCTATGTGACGGAAAACACGACCAGTTCTCCGCTCACGATTGGCGGTGTCACTCTGGTGCCGCATTCTGTCTATGTCGCTGTGGTCGGTGGAGACGATAACTCCATCGCACAGGCCATCTGGTCCAAGAAAGATCTCGGCTGCGATTACAACGGCAACACGACTGTCGTTGTGCAGGACACGAGCGGATACAATCCGCCTTACCCAACCTACAACGTCACCTTCGAGCGACCTGCCGCAGTGCCCATCTACTTTGCAGTGTCCATCGTTAACGATCCGAGTCTCCCGGCTGGTGTTACTTCTTTAATCCAGGCAGCCATTATCAGTGCCTTCTCTGGCGGTGATGGCGGAACTGCTCAGCGTATCGGTGGTCACGTCTATGCCAGCAGATACTATGCACCAGTTCTTGGAATTGATCCACACATCCATGTTCTCAGCCTGTATGTCGGAACTGCTCCTTCTCCTGTCGGCGTCAGTGCTGTCATTAACATCAATCAGTATCCGACAGTGGCTGCTGCGAATATCTCTGTGAGCCTTGTATGAACCAAGCTGATCTTGAATCCACCATCATCTCTCAGTATGCCAACAGCCCCAGGCTGATGGCCATCATACAGAACATGAATGCGGACATTGACCCGTCTGTAAACTTCGATGACTTCTACGCGAATATCTGGAATATCAATACTGCGGTAGGGTATGGTCTGGATATCTGGGGACGAATCATCGGTGTCACAAGAAATCTCTCTATCAATGGTGCTCTCACCACACTATCAGATGCCGACTTCCGCACACTGCTCTTTGTAAAGGCTCTCGCGAATATCACAGATTGTAGCGCCCATAGCCTCAACCAGCTTCTGTCGAAGCTGTTCGCAGCCCAGGGAAAATGTTACGCAACAGACGTCGGCCATATGCAGATGCTGTTCATGTTCGAGTTCAATCTGACAGCAATTGATCTCGCCATCCTTACTCAAGCTGCAGTCCTCCCGCATCCCGCTGGCGTTGGCGCTGGTGTGATGAGCTTTGACGCCTCCACAATCTTCGGTTTCTCTGGCAGTGGTCTCCAGCCATTCAACCAGGGAACCTTCTTCAGCGGAGTCACACATGTCGCTTAGTCAACCAGATCTTCTTCTTCACTCGGTCGGGCAAACTACGCCGGACTACGTCAATGCCATCCCGGATGCTCCGAGCACTGCCTATAATTTCAGCTGGGAGACTGGGTTCCAGGTCGCCAACATGACACCCATCTCGTCTGGTGGCGTGCCACCAGATATGAAGGACATGAATGGCGTGCTTGCTGCACTAAGCAAATATGCTCAGTGGCAGATTGTCGGAAGTCCGTTCGCTTTCAGTTCCACCTTTTCCGCTGCCGTTGGCGGATACCCACAAGGAGCAGTCGTCCGAGATCCTGGGTTCAACATGCATTCGTTCGTCAGCATGGCTTTTGGAACGAGCACTGATCCTGGCGTAGAAACGAATGTTACTGGCGCCCAGCCGGGAGTGCCCGGCTGGGATTTCTGGACCACTCGCGGACCTGGCACCGCGTTTGGGTTTGTGATGCATTTAACAGATCACAGCTCGGTAGCGAATGCGATCATTCTCCATCATGATGTTTATACTGCCTATGCCAATGGAGGCAGCACTGTTGGCGCGGTTGTGATCTGGAAGCAGGCTATCACAAACACAGGAGCCTGCACTATCACAGTCAATGGCACCACAGGAAACCTTGTTCGGCGAGATGGTTCTGCGGTCGTCGGCGGCGATCTAGTCGCTGGGACAGTCTATGTGGCAGAGCTTGACAGCCTCAGCCTTGATTGGCATCTCCTCTCCTTCTTGCCATCCTATTTACCAGCTGCTGCACCTAAGACCTACGGCACAGACACAGCTGCTGGTCCGATAGCGATCACTTCTGCGACAGGGCAGATGGCAGGTCTCTATTTCTTTGTCCAGCCATCGAGTACAGGTAGGATATTCTTAAGCCTCTCCTTCCGTCTTAGGAACAATGGCGCAAGTGTTGGCAGCACAACGATGCAGCTTAACTACGGGACAGGGACTCCTCCGAGCAATGGCGCAGCTCCAACAGGAACTATCATTGGATTGCCGCTTACTGATTCGATTGCATCTGGCGACTCAGTCCATCGCTCGCTGGCTGCCACCGTCACACTAGATGTGGGGACTGAATACTGGATTGATCTCCAAATCAGCACCAGTGCGACGAACTCCTCCCTTTACGAGACTGTGCTCTCCATTATGGAGTTCTGATGGCTACTAAGATAAAGCCTCGTCCTTGGTGGCTGTTCTGGCTCGGCAGTGGCAGATGGATCACAATTTCACCGAACATCTACCATCCGCGCAATATATCGCCGGGGGATTTCCCCGCACTGATTGCCCATGAGCAGACTCACCTAGTCCAGCAAGGATCTCACCGAGTCTCCTGGATTATTCGCTACTTGCTGAGTCCTTCCTTTCGTTTATCCCAGGAGGCAAAGGCAATAGCAGTCGAGCTTGCGTGCTACGACCCGAGCTTTTCTGAAGGAGTCCTTTCCTACTACGCCAAAGACCTAGCATCTTCAGCCTACCTCTGGGCTGCGAAATCTGAGGCGTCTGCCAGAACTGCCATCAATGAGGCTCGTGCCTCTCTTCTCGGAGCCTGATGTGAACTTCCAGTGCCCTCGCAATGTCACAGCTAAAAAAGAGCACGAGAATCAGCGCAACGGAGTAGGAAGGCGTGACAGCGACGATAAGAAGATCGAGGTCCATCCTATTGCTCTCAGCATCGTTGGCGGGCTCCTCTCAGTAGTGCTAATGGTGCTCGGCTACTTCTTCAAGAGCTGGGGCGACAACGTCACCTATGAGATCCACCAGCTCCGTATCGTTGTTCAGGAACAGGTGAAGGAGTCTGCTGCGAACAACGAATGGAAGTCTGACATGGGGAGGTGGCGTGACAACGTTGATGAGCACTTTCACAGCATCGATGATCAGCTCTCAGCCAATAAGCGTGCCAGGCGTTATCAGCAGAAAGCAGCCAAGCTCCTCCCATCGACCACGACAGATACAAAGTCCAAACCTTGAAAGGTAGCTCATGGGCAATTTCAAGATGGCCTTCAACTTCGCTGCTCCGCACGAATGGAACCTTCGCCAGAACTACACCAATCTTCCGAATGATCCTGGCGGACCAACAAAGTTCGGCGTCACACTGAAGACGTGGCGCGATCGTATGGGAAGCCTTGGCGACATCAACCACGATGGCATCGTGGATGCACAGGACATCAAGCTGCTCACAGAGGATATGATCGAGCCATTCTACAAGAAAAACTACTGGGATGATTACTGGCAGGACATAGCAGATGATCGCCTCGCAGCTAAGCTGTACGACATCGGCGTGAACCTCGGACCGCGCACTGCGGTAGAGTATCTTCAGACGGTTTTGACTGGGCTCGTCGTAGATGGGCGCATCGGTCCGAAGACCATACTCGCCGCCAATGCAGCCGACCCCGAGGAGACCATCAAGGGCCTCTGCGAAATGCAGCGTTCTCACTATGAACACTGGATCGCTGCTGATCCACGAAGAGAGAGCATGCGCAGCGGACTCATTGCTCGCGCAGAAGACAAGCCCACAATGGAGGCAGCATGACGGACGCACCGAAGAAAGAAAGTATCATCGCCCGGTTCCTCAATCCTCAGGACAAGGAGCGTGACGTCAAGCTCCTTGTGTTTGTGGTGGGAACTACTGCGACCATTTACTGGCTCACGAAGGAGCAGATTCGTGGTGCGATCACCCAACAGTGGGTTGATGCGCTCAAATGGTTCCTGGCATCCATCAGTCTAGGTGGTGCTGGCTGGGCATTCGTGGACAAGTGGAAACCCAAGCCGGATTCTGATCGTCCGCAAGACGGAGGTAGCCAATGAGCCTCTCAATCACAGACGTCAAATCCTCTGTCATTCGCTTCTTCGCAGTCCTGCTCCTTGGCTGGCTGCTTGGAATGGGCACTGGTTGGAAGCTCTGGCAGACTACCCAGCCGAACATCCATGTCATGCCCAAGCCCGCAATCCATAACTCTGATGGTAGTGTGGCTCTGGAAGTCCAGCCAGCGCACAACCCAAAGCCAGTTCAACAGATTCCCGCAGGCTCGCACGTGGAGTCTGTGGTGTCTGTGACTGTCCAGCCAAACGCCACACAGACGCCCCAGGCGCTACCAGTGCAACCATCGGCCCATGGCTCGCTTCCTGGGCCCATCGAGCGTCCGCCATGCCCACCTGTTACGGTGGATCTGACAGTCTATAGGGATGCTGACGGATCACGTCGGGTGGTGGTGTCGAGTCCAGATGGCACCATACTCAAGGGCATTCATCTTGAGAATGAGGTCGGCCCTCCAGCTCCGAAGCTGCTGAAGAACTCAGCTGGTTTGGTCGCAGGTTCTACCGCCTGGGGTGACAAAGCACTCGGTGTCTATTATGACCATGATTGGAAGTTCCTGCGCTTTGGTGGAGAACTCACCAAGAACACCTATGCCATCGCTGGTCGGCAAGGGTGGGAAGTTCGTCTAAAGACTGGCATCATCTTCTAGGAGGCAACATGCTCACTTCCTTTCTTACCAATGCTGTCGTCCTCATCATTGGCATTCTGCTCGGTGGTTTTATCTTCCGCCGCGACCCTGTGAGCAGAGCCAAGACGTTGGATGCGCTTGAGAAAGCCTACGCTGATGCAAAATCAAAGCTGACTGCCAAGGCTCACAAGTAGTTCAAGCAGGCACAAAAATAGGCCACAGGCATAAGCTCTGTGGCCTATTTTCTATCTGGATGTGGGAAAGAACTCAGCGCACAAGATCAGGAGAAGGCGATCCCTCTGTGCTGAGGAACGCGGCGATTTTGGCCTCAAGATCTGCGATTCCGACCTCCAACTCTGCAACTTTGGCTTCCATCGTTCGCCATGCCTCGGTTGGCGAGCAGGTATGGATGGCACCGTCTTCTTGGCTCTCGGTGAGGGTCAGGCACCGAGGGCAACATTTTGCCTTCATGGCTGCTCCTTCTGGTTCATGTCTCGCGACAGGCGGACTAGCTGCTCGCCCAAATTAAAGTTAGGGTTCTCGCTTCTCGCTCGGTTCGGTGCGATCGGTGGCGATGATCTGGTGATAGCAGTCGGGCCTGTAGATCGTCAACCCATATGGGCCCGGGAACGGGACCCAAGGCTTCCGACAGATTGGGCAATAGGTAATTTCGTAGACTTCCTTCATGCTGGTTCCTCACTTCATCTCACTAACTGCTCGCTCAACCCACTCCGCCTGACGATAACAGGTGGCTGGGAATCCGTATTCGGCACAGCTACAGTATTCACAGCAGGGCTCAGAGACTTCGTGAGCTACAAGAATTCCCAGTTCAGTGGCCTTGTCTTGAAGTTCCCCTCCGTCCACGTCTCCGATGGAATCACCACCGCGGGATGCGTCGAGGCACCAGAGGGCGAAATGTGCCAGTCTCAAAAGCTGGTCGTCGCGGCCTAACTCTGCGCTCAGCTCAGGCTCTGCCTCATGTGTGTTCTGGCTCGCCAGGTCTATTCCTTTCTCTGGGAGAGCCGAGGGGCTTGGGTGCTGTGCTGCTCGCTCCTTATCCCAGCGTTCCCAGCAGGCGGCCTTATTCTCGAAGTGAGGGCATCGGCTGAATGAAGACCCAAGGCAGGCGTCGCATTCCTTCCATCCTGGGTTCGGTCCGGGTGTGCATTGCTCCCACCAGCGCGGACAGGTGAATGCGCGATTCTCCATGCCAGGCTTGAATGGTTCACCGGCAAGCCAATTGGCCAACGGCATCCCTCCGAAGTCCTCCAGCCTGTAGCCGTTCCCTTTCCCGATCCTGATGCCAGGGTTTGCCTGGTAAACGCGCTTGATCCCAGGTAGTTCTTTGCGCCCAGTGAAGGGCTGGAAAACCGATTCGCACCACCCCGTCCCCTTGCAGGAGTGGCAGACCACCGCTGCGCCCTTGCCCTCGCCCATGCCAGAATAGAGCCCTGTCCCGTGGCAAGAACCGCACTCGTGCTTTACCTTGATTTCTTTCATTTCTTCTCCTTCAACTTGTTCGTTGTTCGCAGTCTAACCATTCGTCCCAGCGACCTGCCGAGCTGCTGAACTCAGGCAGTAGGCATCATTGCTCCATTAGCAGGTTGTATTCGATGTTCCTCTTGGCTCGATCTGAGCTGGCGCATTCCGAGCACAGGTAGGCATTCGGCGGGATACTGCGGTCATGCCCATTGTCGGCAGGTCCACCGCACCATGGGCACTTGCTCAAATCAGTCTGTTTGTCTTCCATCGGTTCCTCAGGCTGGCACAATGGCCAGTGAACTTCTCGTTAGGTGCTAAATGGCCATTTCGATTTTCCGAGCTAGGCTGCGCACATGTTTGATGTTGTGGAGGGTTCGGAGAGAGGGCTTTACCCTGTGCTTGATTCTCTGCCGCATAAATGCTGCGCCGATGAAACAACCAGCCCCAAATGCTATTAACACTGCTCCAATCATCTGTCGCTCCCACGCCTAACCTGGCGCTGCACTCGGACCCTGCTGCCTGGGTGAATTGTAAAGGATTTCTTGACAGCTCCCGGGGCAGAGCTGGGGAGCTTGGGTTGTTAGGCGTCATTCGTTGCGGAAAAAACACACTTGAACTCTGAAACATTGGCATCAATCCACCATGCCTCACCAAATTTGTTGTGGTGATCTGGCAGCTTGTGAGCTTCTCCCTCGACCTCATATATGACCGTCCGGCCAACCTTCATCGCCCATGCCATCGCAGCTTGAAGGGTTGTGAATCCTCGCACAGGCTTACGAATGTAGCCAGTTTCCCTATAGAGGCGAGCCTTCCGTTCTGTGGTCGCGTGGTATAGCCTAACTGTGCGCTTAACTAGGGCCTCTCCTTCATTGCTCTGGTTCATGTTGTTTCTCCTTGGCTCACGACAGATCAGGCTAGCTGGTCGCGAATGACGAAGTCGTCATCAATGGCATTTATCATGTCCGCTCCTGCCAGTGCGTCGGCAGTTGAAATCCCTTCAGCTTTTCTTGGCCCACACCGTCGCTGGCATAGGACCACCAGCCCTCCCACTCTTCCAGGCGGTCCCAGCCAAAAAAGTATTGCCCGAAGTCTTCCCATTCCTCGCGGCTCCTATACCATGCGGGACGCACGACCGCCACGCCTGCGCAGTCCAGCAGCACCAGCACTTCTGTTCCGTTTCGTGGAGCTGTCTCAATCGGCAGCCACACGCCCAACCGAGTGCTGCACTCGGATCCTTCCTCGGGTGTGTTCTGATTCATGTTGTTCCTCCATGGCCCATAGCAGAGCTGGTTAGCTGGTTCTGTGATGTGAAGATCGGTGGACACTTAACACGGCATATGGGGGAGCGACATCAGTCGGTTCGCAACCCTTGAATGGGTGATGAGAAATGCTGAGGCTTCAGCTTCATAGGTTGGAGCCACGATGCGCTTCTGTCCTGCAATCCCACGGAGAACGCAGGTCGCATCGCGAGCGTATGCTCGCAGCTCGTTGAGTTCAGCCTGCATCGCGAGCTGAGTTGTAGTGAAGGATGGTAGCTCGTTGGGCATGCCGAGCAGATCGTTGAGTGCTTCACGAGCAGCATCGCACACGCCAGTAGGAGCATAGGCGATGGCTGTACGAACTTGGGAGAGTAGCTCGGCTCGGTCACTTGGCATCGGAGGAATCCAGCATTGTGGCACCCGAGAATGCGGGCGGAATCTGCGAAGCCACAGAGGCATCAGACATCAGCTTTGCGAGCTCGTCTCGAAGTTTGCGGTAGCGTTCCTCGTGTGCCTTGATGATGGCATCGCGAAAAGTCTCCTCAATCTGGAGAATGTTGCTCTGGATTGCATACTTGCGGAGAGGATCCATGGTGTGCCTCAGAAGGAGAAATAAAGAGTTAAGAGATAGAACAGAAGGCCGATGACAGATACCAGCATAAGGATAAATCCTTTGCTCGCTGGCTTCCAGAACTGCCACCACTGCGGAGTCGCATTGCGGGGCTGCCAATGTGCTCGTGTGATGCTCTTGCACCTATTACCAATGCCAAGTCGTTTGCGCCTGATGGTCGTTCTGATGCTCGGCATCAATGACCATCCAGCTGTGAAGACGAAAATTAAAACTAAGAGGTATAAAACTGCTAGCGACATATCTCCTCCTAGCTGAACGACGACAGAAGGACAGCAGAGACTCTCGGCCATCCAAGAACGAGTGGGATGTGATACAATTGCACCCTTCGCATGAGACCAGGAAGGTCAGTTTCTGCTTCAACTGAGCATTCCCCAGGAATGAACAGGATGCTGTCTGTGCTCTTTATGTGGATGATCGTAACAGCATTGCCGCCACTAGCCACGTGGTGTTCTAGCCAGTATGATTGCCGAGGCCGATATTTGACCCGACGTGGAATGGTCTGCTCCTCCTTCACTTCTACCCAGCCTGCTATTCGAGTTGCTTTGTGAACGCAAGCATCATCAGGGATGCCAGGAGCTGTTGTGTGGCTCTCGATGCGATCAAACTTCCATCCAAGTAGAGTTAGCTCTGTCCTGAATGTTTTGTTGAACGCAGATTCTTTGATGGCCATTGCCTACTCCATGAACAATGATATTGGGTCGCGAGTGATCTGATCTGCAATCTCTTTTTTCTCCCTAAGATCAGTCACGATCTTCTTGTCGATGCCTGTGGTGTAGATGTCTGTGTAAAGGACGCTGTCGTGGATCTCAGACCCAATGCGATGGTTGCGGTCTTCACTCTGCATACGAATGCGCAGCGAGAAGCTGTTTGTGTAATAAAAGGATTGCTCCGCAGCAGTCAATGTCAGGCCCACTGCTGCTGCCTTGGACGCAAGGAACCATCTAGGCTTGTCGCTGTCCTGGAATCGTTTGATCGCAGCGGAGCGAGCAGCATCACTCACCCCACCGTGATATTCCACGAACTCACCCATCTGCTCCTTACGCAGCAACGCTGCAATTGCCGCGATGTCCTCTCGGCTATTGGTTGCGTTCACCCAGATAATTGCCTTACCTCGCGCATACCCAAGCAGCGTAAGCAGCGCCTCTTGTCGGCGATTCTTGGCCTCTAAGGGTATGGCAGCCTCGCCGGATGAGAAGGGCTGCCAGCCACAAGTGATCTGCTGCAGCCGGATCAGCTTGGTCAGTGCAATTTCTTGGGCGAGCTTGGCCCCGTTCTCCTTCCCGAATACTTCTTGCAATTCTCTGATCGCCTGACGCCGAACAGCGTCATAGGCTTGCTGCTGGAACTCAGACATCTCAAAGAAGTGACGTTTGTATAGTTTGGGTGGTAGGGATGGCAGAACATCTTTCTTAAGCACACGATGAGAGTTGCCATCAAGGATGTCAGCTAGAACCTCAATGTGCTTGTATCCTACCACGCTGTGCTGTTGGAACCCACCCATGATACAGAACTGGGCTTTGAAGCTCGTGAAGGTGTCATAGCCAAGGATCAGAGGATCAAGGAATCTGAATTGTGAGAACAGATTCTCAACACCCTCTGTGATTGGCGTCCCATTGAGGATGCGTTTGTATTTTGCTAGCTTGCCAACCCTGGTGATGAACTCTGTCCTCTTGGTTCCTGGGTTCTGGATGGTGTTTGATTCATCCACTACGAGCAAGCAGCGATGGTTTGTTAGGAACTCAGTGATGAGATCCTTCGCTGCCTGAGCAGTGAATCCTTCAACATTGAAGGCTACCACGGTGCATGGCCTTCGTTTGCGCAGCTTGTATGGCTGTGATTCTCCCTCAAGCATCTTGCGTTCGTTTTTATTTGCACCAGTGTGATAGGTGAGCAGCTTGGCAGGAATCCGATCAGGGAGGTGGGCAGGAAGCTCCTCAACGATCCAATTTGTATGGACACCATTTGGTGCAATCACCACCATGACATCCACCTCGTCTTTCTCCCAGAGGTAAGCGAATGTGTCAATTGCAACCTTGGTCTTCCCACATCCCTGCTCATACAGTATTGCAAAGTTGCGCAGGTCACGGCTGATGATAAATCCGTGGCGCTGGTGTGGGAATGGGACTGTTTTGAACTCATAGCCTGAGTCGTCTATCAGCTGCTCCTTCTTCAGACCGCGCATGGTCTGCTCTTGCATCTTCACCGAGACGTAATCATTCATGTATGATGCTGCCTCGCTGCTCCACTCTGCAGATGGCCAGTTGTCCAGGATGAACTGGATGTTGGCACCCGTTGGCCTGAAGACCAGCGTGCGTTCAACCCAACGTTTGTGGCCAGGAAGAGACCCAAGCAGAGCAAAGCAGCGAGGCACATCACAATCAATAGCAAGGCATTCGATCTGCGGTTTGTAATCGCCAGTTGATGGATCATATTTGGTGATCCTCATTGGCTTGCGCATCTCAGATGCTTCCATATTCGCTCCTCAAGGATGCTGCCCCAGGACCATCCTGGGGCAGCACATTGGACAATGCTAGCGCAGCTCAATGAATCCGTGCTCAGCGTCCCATTTCGCGTCGGTTGCACGCCCACCAGCCTTAATGTAATCCTCGTAGGTCATGCCATCCACAATCAGGTTGAAGCTGGCATAGCCAATGCTTCCTTCCCGGCGAGGATTGTCCTTGACGAGCTTGTAGATGCACTTGCCAGCAAAATTGCTACGTGGCGACCGAGGTGCTCCAGGGACGCGAGGCTCGCGGGGTGCCTTTGGCTCTCGTTTTGACTTCACATCTTTGATGTTCTTGAGGTCTGGCTTTGCCTCGCCAAGAGGGAATTCTCTGCCCTTGTCAGTTAGGGTGACGTAGTAGAACGGATCAGTTGCTGTCACCGTGTCATCTTCAATATCAACGCAACCAAGACGCTTGAGAGTGTCCAGCTCTTTGATTGCAATGTCCACAGCCACTTTGGCTGCGAGGGACACTTCGTGGCTCGTTGCAACCTCTTCCTCGTTAGCAACCTTGCGCTGCTTTATGATGGACCGAACAAACCAGAGCACTGCAGCAGCTCGGCTCTGAGACGTCAGCTCAGCCGGAAGGCCACGCTGTGGTTTGCGTTCACAAGCACGAGTCTTTCCGGCAGCTTCCAGCTCACTGCCCTTCATTTTCGATTGAGCCTCCAGGAGGAGCTTAGCTGCATTGGCGAAGTCTGGATCATCAGACCGCACTCCTGCTGCTTCAAGAGAGCCCATTTTAGCGTCGCTCGCCTCCTGCTTAGCAGCCTGCGCAGCAGCCTTGGCCTTCTCTCGGTCAGCTGCCTTGGCTTGCTCACGGTCCGTCTTCTCCTGTAGCTTCTTAGCTTCTGCAGCAAGAGCAGCTTCGTATTTGGCGATGATGCTCGGATCAACCTTTACTGATTTCATTGCCTGGATAAACTTGCTCGTATTGGCAATAGCAAGACCATGCAGCCTCAGCTCAGCAGTCTTGCGATCCTTGAATTTCTTGACTTCAGTCTTGCTGAGCTTGTTGTAGCACCCAACGATTTCTGCAGTGCTAAGCTCGAGGATGATGCTGTCAGGCCCTGGCATTGATTTCTCCCTTTGAGTTTGCGGCTACTGCCGCGACTTGGACGCTGTTGCTTGTTGACTTGGATTCGTTTGTGCTTCTTGTGGATGAGTGCTACTTCGGCTTCCTGCTTGTGAGATGGATGTTGTTGTGGGCGATGTCCCAGCGCAGATCCGTTGTTCTTCCTCCGAGCTCAATGAACTTGGCCACAGTCATACCATTCTTGATCAGCGCGAAGGAGGCATGACCAAGGGTGCCCTCCTTGCGCGGATTGGTCTTCACGTCCTTGATGATGATGAGGTCGGGGCGAGTGATTGTGCCACGAGTGTTCTTGGTGGTGGACTTCTTAGCCATGATAGGTTCCTTTGCTTTGGTTGATGGGAAGGGAACTGCTGATTGAACTACTTGTTGGCACGCCTGCGGTCCTTCTTGCGCTCACTGCGTGACGGCCTGCTTGTGCTGGTAGGTGCTTCGGCCACAGAAGGAGCAGGCTTCAGGCTGTCCTTCCACTCCTTCTTACAGCAGTAGGCCCAGATGTCTGGATGGCTAGCCATCTTTGCGGCTGCTAGCTGGTCAGCGACTCGGTAGATGTCACCCGTCGGTTTATACTTGATGCACTTCATAGGTATTTCCTCCATGCAGGCCGTTAGGCCAAGGAACAAATGCCCCACCACACACGATGCGTGGTGGGGCTGGTCAAACTATTTCAGAAGGCTACACTCCAACCAGTTCATCTTCATCAATTTCATTCTTTTTGGGCATACGCGCAAGGTCGCTGTAGTCCTTGGCGCCCATCTGCATGATGCGCCCACCCAGAGCTTGCAAGTCCATGGCACGATCATAGCTGTCTGTTACATTTGCAAGAACCGTCACCGCATTCGCCAGCCCCCAGCGGCTGTAATCCTTAGACTCAGCCAAAGAGATCAGCGCAGATTCAGCCTCCGGCTTCAGCAGGTTGTAACGTGCTGCCAGAGACTCAACCACCATTGTCGGTTCAGCCGGAAGCTCCTGATCTGCTACGTCGCGCAGCGTGTTCAGTGTCTTCTCGAACATTTCTCTGCTGGCCATCGTCTCAAGATATTCAGCCAGTTCGGCGATCATTGCTCGTGTCTTCAGCATCTGCGTTGCGCTGCTCAAGGCGATCCATCCGTCTTCTGCTTCCAAGTAGCTGCCTCCAATGTGGGCTCGTCGTCGCACTTGATCAGCAATGGTCATGCCATTCGTGCAGGCCAGGCGATAGATGAGAGGAGATACGCTCAAGGCACCCTTGCCGACTTCAGAGTTGCGGATGACAACTCCATAGCGCACCACATCACCCTTGCGGATTTCGCCTTCAATTTCCATCGTGGCCTGAAGATGCATGTAGTCATCACTGACATTGGATGACTCGATCTTGGCACCAAGTCGTTCCAGCACAGGATACATTCCATCAAACACAAGCTCATTGTCAATGCGCCGATAGCTATCAGACAGGAACGCACGAGCAGCGCCATTTAGCGTGCGCACCATTCGCCGCCCTTCTGCTTTCTGGATCAGAGTATTGAAGTTGTGGACCAGCAGATCAGGGAACTGCTGTTCCAGGCGCTGGGCAAATTTCCTTGGCATGCCAAGGTAACCAGTCACCTGTGAGCTAGTGTGGTGGCTCATGGTTAGGTCGTGGTCTCCAACTTCAAGATGGATGACCTTGTTCTCGTTACGGAACTTGATGGTGTTGCTTGGCGCAACCAGATCTTCTTTGCCGCTGGCGTGTGCCACGATGGTAGTTACGAACTCAGATGGGGTCATGCCCTTGATCATTGCGTCTCCTTTATTGGCGCACATGCGCCACTAGGGTTGTGGTTGACTACATCCCTCTCTTGGCCAGCATGCGATTGAGGCAGGCAGTTAGGCCAGATAGGTAATCACGCTGTTCGTTGATAGCAGTTTGGATATCAGAGGCACCTAGAGGATCAGCAAGTTCCAGCTGATCCTCTAGATCGCACAGCCTGTCTTCTTCTTGCCGGATTCGTTTGCGTGCTTGTTCGATGGCAGGGTCAGATCGAGTCGTCTGGTTCATCTCGCTGCCCCAGCCAGTCGCTCGCCAAGGCTGATCTCCTCGCCAACTTCACGACCAGCATTGTATGCTTTGATGTCTTTGCGCGCAAGTTCACGCTGCTGCTGGCGCTGATATTTTTCCCACCATCGCTTGCTTGCCTTGGCTTCCTTCTCCTTCTCAGCAGCACTCTTCTCCGGCGCTGGCTCGGCTGCTCGCTGCTCCTTCCAGCGATCGCGCGCAGCCATTGCGCGAGCAAATGCACCTTCGCCATACCACGCGTCGTAGTTGGCCTCGTATTCTGTCTTAACCAGCGACCGAATCATCAGGCCAGTTTCCTTCACCTCTGTATTAGCAGAAGGTGCAGGGTTCTGCATGGCATAAGCCTTTTGCCGGATTCGCTCTCCCAGGCGCTCGGCACACCCTTCTTTCCAGCTCACGCCTGACTTTGAGTTGCGTTCCTTGTTGCGGTATGGGCACAGATCCTCAATGAGCTCCGCCAGCCAGCCATACATGCACATGACTGCGGCAACATTGGATTCCTTTCCAAGGATCATGTGTCGCTTGACTTTGTGGCGGTAGCTCTTTCCTGCACTCACCCGTTCTTCATCCTCCAGCATCTCAGCTACCCAATACCAGCAGTAGTTAGCTTCAGCAATGGAACGGCACAGGTCACGCTGCCACTTATACATGGCGCTACGATCGATCTTGGTCTGCTCCCTCTTCTCCTTCTGTGGAGCTGTTCCGCCTTCAACCTCAGCTGCTTTGATTGTGGCCATGTCAAGGTTGTATTTCGCCAGCAGTTCTTGGGCACGACCCATCGCTAGCGCAGCCTCATTCTCGTTTGTGGCCTTGTTGCCCAGATTCAGTAGCAGCTGAATCTTTCGAACAATCTTGTCATTGATTGCTTCAGCCATCACCAGACTCCTTGAGCAGCTTCAGCCTGATTGCTGTGTTCTTCTTCTTTCAGGTAGACGACGTAAAGTCGCTTGCCAGATTCACAGGCAACATAGCTGCCACCATCGTCAATCTTGTCGCCAGCCGCAATTGCTGCATTGAGTTTCCTCATCACAAAGGCAACGTCGCAATCACTGATGCTCTTAGGATCCAACGCATGCCCGTTAGCCTTCTTGTATGCCTCGCGATCTGTGGTAGAGGGAACGAAATGCTTCCCGGAACAGCCGCAGCAGCATTTTCCGGCTCGGCCACTGTAAACACTGAGCACTTCGTCTAACGTAACTAGCTTTGTGCGCGTCATGGCACACTCCTTTGTTTTAGTTGAGCGATCTGGCTCATCAGCGACTGGGGATCATTCCAGCCGGACGCCTGCTGCCTCACACAGCAGGCGTTTCGCCATCTCAAACGCGGTTCTAGCTGAGCAGGCCAAGCAGTGAGTGGCGCAGCTTGACGCTCAGGTCCATATTGTTCACGATCGTCTCAACTTTATTGCTATCCAGTTCTGTCTCAGTGTCATGGATAATGGACTTGACTGCCTCAGTAAAGTTCACCCCAGTAGTCAGATCAAGGTTATTCAGCGCATCAGCTACTAAGTCAGTGAAGTCGTAGTCATCCAGTCTATTTTCAACTACCTCGTGGATCGCCTCCTGGATCTCCTCCTGGCCGTCCTCTATCTGATTTTTAACCTCGTTGTGGATCAACTTCTGAATTGAATCCTGGTTGTCCTCTATCTGACTTTCAATCTCGTCGTGGATCCATTCCCTGATTGATCCCTTGCCGACCATGTCACTGAGAACAACGTCAGAACGGATGCCATCCATCTGTTCAACAAGAGTTTCGATTCGCGCAGTGGTGTCCATCTCAAGCTGGGCAACTCGCTTGCGAAGAGTGTCAATGCTTTGAATCAGCTCAGCCACCACTTCATTCGTCAGCAGAGTGCCTTCTTGTTCAGGCTCTTCACTGAAGGGAGCCTCTGCGGCGATGGCCCGCAGCGCAGCATTGGGAGCAGAGATGATAGGCGCATCAAGTTTGCGCTGCTGGACGTTCGCCAATTCATCGAACGTCAGCGAGCACATGCGCTCAGCCAGCTTAATCCCATTGTGGTAAATTGCACCAGAGTTGTCAACTGTGGCTCCTAGCAGCAAAGCCACAGCTTCCATGTTCAGGCTGAACAGGTCGATGGTGCTGTTATTGTTTGTGCGCGTCATGGCACACTCCTTTTCTTCAATTGAGCGATCTGGCTCATCAGCAGTAGCGGATCATTGCTACTGGACGGTGCGGCAAGCTCGCCGCACCGTTTCGCCTCATGCAGTGATCTTCGGAACAGCTTGCAATTATTTCCCCACTGTCGTAGGCCGCATTGCCATGCTCATGCGGTCGAATGCCTGGTCAATGTGTTCAACAGCAGAAGTGATGTGGTGCTTTTCGCCGCGCAGCTTCACGCTGGCCAGTTCAATTTTCAACCGCAGCAGCGTTGCTTGAACCTTCTTTAGCTTCTCAATTGTGCGTTCACGCTCAGTCATTTGGTCCCCTGAAGTGGGAAGGGCTGTGGGCTGGATCGTTGCGCTCATGGCGCGTCTCCTTTTGTTGAGCAACCTGGCTCATCAGCAGCGTGAGGTCATCCACGCTGGACTGCTCGCGAAGATGCGAGCAGTTTCGCCATCCAATGAGAACGAAGAGAGTCTCAGGCTTCCTGCGTCGGTCTCCAGTTTGGGTCTCTTTCGTCTGTGCTTTCCGCTAGGTGTCATCACGACAAGGGATTTAAGCAGCCTCACACAGCATCCAGTTCTACAAAACTGTTCTCGTTCTCATCCGTTATCTGTGTGATCAGGAACACCAGTCACAACAGGAGAGAGCTGCAACGCCACACCAGGACCATCAGCGCCAGCTCATCTCGCATTTTCAAATCACAGGTTCATCATCTCTCTGCTCAGCAGCACCCGTTGGGATGAACAACACCCACTCAAGTCCTAGCTATCAGATCAACTTCCGCCTGCTCACTTCGGCTCCCCCAACCAGCCGCACGCCCTCAGCCTCAACTGAGTGACCATCGTAATTATCTCGCCATTTAGGCCACTTTGGTTAATTTTTTTCCGCACAGAAAACTGCTGAAAATAAACGACTTATTGATTCAACAGCTGCCCACAATATAAGCACTTTTATGGGCATTTGCTTCTAACTGCCTAGATACAAACGACTTACTGATCCAGCAGATGCCCATAATATAAGCACATTTATGGGCATCTGCTTCTAGCTACCTGGATACAAACGACTTACGCATCACGCTTGGAATACTGCTCCAAAGCCCCGACCCCGCTGAGCTTTCGCCAGGCAGTTATGCGCACCTGCCTGAAGCCAGCTTTCACTTTGCCCTTGAAGATGAACCAATCGTTCATGCGCCCATGCTCAATCAGCGGCAAACCAAGCTTGTTGTAGTCGTGCCGATCAACCATGCACGCAATCTGATCTGTGTCGTCTTCTGCTGTGAACAGCACCATCAGGCTCGGTCCCTTGATGATGCTGCCATTGCGCTTCTTCACGTGCGTTGGATCATTGAGATCGCGAAGATCCTTCTCGATGATCTTAGCAATGAAACAGCATTCTACTTCTCCATCCTCACTCTGCACATCCTCAACATTTTTCAGCTTTGATCTGATGCCATAGCGCCCCGGCTCTCGCTTTAGGTGGCCCCATCTCTCTTCACACTCAAAGATGTGGTCGTATGGGGTTGAGCCATTGGCGAGTTTGTTCTGCTGGCCTGCTGTCAATTCAATGCCTCGTGACCTGCGTAAGAGGATCTCGCTGGCCATCTTCTCGCCAATGCCCTTGATGTTTGTCAGTCCGCCAATCAGTTGCCCTTCTTGCACTGACCAGGTCTTCTGGGAAAGAAAAGGATCGTATGGCTTGAAGACATAGCCTTCCTTATGAAGCTCCCGCAGGAGCCGGATGGACTGCTCCTCGTCTTTGGCATTGCGAAGGCAAGCAGCACCAAACTCCAAGGGGAACTTCGCCTTCATTACCATGCACCAATAGCTGACCATTGCGTATGCAACTGCGTGGCTTCGGTTGAATGACCACGAACCCATGGTGTTGATCTGGTTCCAGACTCGCAGAGCATCATCCTCATTGATTCCCTGCTCAATTGCGCCAGTGCGAAAACGGAACCAATACTGATCAAAGAATTCTTTCCCCAAGGATTTTGACATTGCTTTGCGCAGACTTGTCACATCTGCCCAGCTCAACTTACCCATGTCACGCGCAATCTGGATCACCTGCTCCTGGTAGATCACGATGCCATAGGTAACCCTGGTGATGTGAGCGATCATCGGATGCAATGGGGTCGCTGGGTGTTCCCCGGTTCTCCTTCTGATATACTCTGTGGTGCCTCCTGAATGCAACGGACCAGGCCGTGCTAGGGCTGTCATTGCTGCGATATCTTCAAAGTTCTCCACTGCGAACTGGTTGACCAAGGACTGAAGTGCATGGCCTTCAAACTGGAAAATGCCTGCGAACTTCCTGTCGTTTAGGATGTTGAACGCAGACGCATCATCAGTTCTGTAATCAATCAGCTGCTCGCGAGTCCATCCAACCTGGTCAAGACAATCCTGAAGAACAGATAGTGTCCGCAGGCCAAGCGCATCAATCTTCAGAAGGTTCAATCGTTCTGCATCAACCTTGTCAATCTGAGCAGCACCCTTCTGGTTGTCAACTGAACAGTAATAGCTGATTGGCTCTGCAGTCACGATGATGCCAGCAGCATGCTGACCATGCCCTGATGCGTGCCCTTCAATGTCGCTTGCTGTGATCATCTGCGGATATTTTCGCAGCACTGCTCGGCCAATCTCAAGCTCACTGAAGGTGTCAGCAATGCAAAAGCCTGCGCGAGAATCTCCACCACTTCGTTCAATGATTGAGTTTTTCAAGTCTGTGACTTCCCACAAGGGAACGTTCAATGCCTTAGCGATGGTGTCGATGGCGCTCTTGGCTTTGTAACGCATAACAGTTCCCAGCCGGGCGACCTTCTCCTGACCATATTTCCTGTATAAATATTCGAACACCAGGTCGCGACGATCGTCGGGGAAGTCAATGTCAATATCAGGATAGTCAAAACGATTGACGTCAATGAATCGTTCAAAGAGCAGTCCGTAAGGAATCGGGTCAATCTCTGTGATGCGCAGCAGGTAGCACACAAGCGAGCCACAGGACGAGCCACGCGCAGGACCAACCAGCATTTCACTTTTTGCATATTGAACCAGATCCCACACGAGGTAGAAGTAGTCCTCAAATCCTTTGTCGTGGATCAGTTCCAGTTCCCGATCTAGCCTCGCTGCATAAACTGGATCTTTCAAGTCAACCTTGCGCTGTGGAGCGGCCTGCTCACACAGCGCACGCAGAGTCGGTAATGATGGATCTGCCTTGACCATCGTGCCGATTGGCAGGTCTGCGTTGCACATTTCCGCAATCTCAGCTGCGGTGCGCAATGCTTCCTCCTGTCCAGGCCAACACAGTTTCCATTCGGTGCTGCTCAGCAGATGCATAGGCGAAGTTCTCATCAGCTTTTCATGGCCAGTCAGAGCTTCATACACTGCCTTATCGGTGATGCGCGGATAATAATTATCTGAGGTTGCAACTGTCTTGAACCCACGCATGCTGGCGAATTCTGGTGCCTTCATCTGCGAAGCTGGGCTTAGCTCAACGTATATATTTTTTCGCTTTGGTAAATTGCCCCACACAGGATGCGAGCCAGACAGAACAATGACGCTGTCGCTGATATCAAGAAGTGTCGTGTAGTCAATGCGAGGGGTGTAGTAGAAGTTCTCTTTCTTGGTGCTGAGCCCAACAAGCTCATAGATCTCACGCAGCCCTTTGTTGTCTTTGGCCAAGAACACCATCATGTTCATGCCCTGTTTGGTGCGAGCAGTCATGTCATTGACTACTGCTAGCTCAACCCCGAAAATCGGCTTGCGCTTGGCTGCTTTGCATTTGTCATTCCACTCAACATGGCCAAATGTATTGTAGCGATCTGTTATGGCGACAGGCCCTTCTGTTGCTGCCAGCACCTTGTCAACAGGACCGAATGCCTCTCTAAACGAATACTCAGTCCTACATCGAAGGTGGATCATCGCAATCTCCATTCCACAGTTTCAATCTTATCACACAGATGGATTCGGATGATGTATTTCGCCCACAGATAATACCAGCTTGGTGTGCGTCCTTCAAACATGCGCCCTGAAGCTACCTCCTGAACGAAATCATACAGCTGAGAAGGCATCATTGGCACACCATCCTCTTTGTGAGCAGAGGACAATCCTCCACCAGAGGACAGCCGGGGCCACCCTCTGCAGAGATGCCATCATGGCGATCTGCGATCAAGGAAACGGTCCTCATTTCTTGCTCCTTTGTCGTTAGTTACATCATAGATTCTGCGCGTAGCCATCTAACACAGCGCACCAGAGCCTCTGTGTCAGCCATCGCCCGATGCGCATCCTTGAAGTCTTCTCCTGTGCAATGCAGATGCAAGTCGCTAAGTCGCATGCGCTTGTTGTTGATCCCAAAACTTGCCTCAACGGTGCACACCTGCTTTGGTGGCCAAGGAAAGGCAAACTCCTTACCGATGCGAATCAGTTCAAGCTTGAGCAGCGTCTTATCAAAGTCCAGATTGTGCGCAACCATCATCTGCTCCCCGAGGAAGAAGTCACACAGATCATGATAGTGCGAGGCGAAAGGCTCCTGATCCTTCAGCATTTCATCCGTAATGCTCGTGATCTTGATGATCTCTTCTGGGAGAGCACAGCCGGGATTGCACATGAAGGTAAGGCGCTCAATTTCCTCCAGCGTGATGTCATCCAGCTTCACTCCGGCGAATTCAATGATCTGTGGCTGCTCTTCAATGCGGACTAGGCTTGGCAGGATCAGGCCTGTTGTCTCAGTATCGAAGATGATCATAGGTTCGACCACATGTCGTCTGCTTGTTTCTGACGCTGTAGCTGTGCCTCTCGGTCAAGAGACTCCAGCATAGATGCATAGACAATGAGGTCGTGCTGGCTGTCAATGTGTCCGACCTCAAAGTTTGCTGCATAGCGCGCAATTTTGACTACCTCCATGTGGAAACAGCCATATCGGTTCCAGTCCTCGGGGCTGTTGATGGTTAGGCCATTCGGGAACAAGGCCATCATGATGTGGCCAAATCGCTTGTATGCCTCTCCGCTGTTTCCACCATACTGCTTGCCGCGCTGCGCGAAGGTTTGCATTGCATCCTGCAAGCAGATCTGCGGTCCAGAGATTGTGCTGCGATCATCCATCAGTAGTCTCCTTTCTGAACTTGAAAGCAAGTCAAGCCTTCTTTGCGCCACATGTCAACCACAGCATCCCGATCCTCGAACACCCCAACGACATCAAACAGTGGGTAGATCTGCTCGTGATAGATCTCACGTTTGATGATGTGATCAGATCGATAATCGCCATCCTTGCGCATCAAAAGGCGACGGAATGGGACTCTGTGCTTGATCAACCATTGGATGGTGGCTTCCTGGTAGCGAGAGGACCTCCCAGTCACCAGGATAATTGGATACCCATCCGCGTTTAAGGCATCGACCACACGAAGAACGTCTGTCTTTGGCTCATCAAGGTTCAGCATTGAATTGAACACTTCCCAGTTCTTTGTGCCGTGTGGATTGCTGATGTGTATGATGCGATGTCCGCAGTCGGCTATGGTCCCATCAATATCAACGATGTAACACTTAGTCTTGCCGACCGCATTCATTTGGCCTCCTTGGGAGCATCCATCCCGGTTGGCTGGGCTTCTGCGCGAGTGACTTCCCACAGCTTCTGAATTTCTTCTTTGGTCAGGATGGCATCGGGGATCTCAAATGGTTCGCCACCCCGACCTTCAACCTTGTGGCATCTGTTGTCATAACGCCGACCAGTGTCAGGGTTGAACACCCCACCCTTGATCGGGCAGTCCATGTAGTTGGGAAAGCAGCATGTGCCATTTGTTGCGCAGAACACTCGCAGCATCGGCTCAGTCCACGGCAGCTCCTGGACCACAACACGGCGAATCTCACGCATCACATTCTGGAACTCTCCTTGTGCTTTCACACACAGACGTTCCCCACACATGTGATGTAGTGTTCGCAGATTTGCTTTGAAGACGATATTGGTGCACACATTAGTCGGCAGAACACCACGTGCATCTTGAGCATTGGCACCAGCTTCAATGAGTGCGGAATAGCCGGAGTTGATCTCATGCATCGTGTTGTCGTAGATCTCTTTGAGCTCCTCGTCTGCGAGGATGCCACCTGTGGTTACGTATTCAAAATCAGCCATGTTCACAGCTCGTTGGGTCTGCTGTGCGAAGGCAGTCCCAACGCGATGCCTTACTAACTGGTGAGTGAAGGCTCGTGTGACTCCTTCGATGTAGAAGATGAAGTCAATCATCTCCCACGAGGACTTGATCGTCCCTAGCATGTAGCGGAGCTCGTCCTTTTTCTTGTCGTCGGTCCAGCTTTCCACGACATCAAGACCATTTGCGCTCATCATGAGCCTGGTCCCTTTCGTGAATAGCAGCGTCTCAAGGGCACGTGGTGTGTGGTTGATAAGGGTGATTTTCATTTTGTGATCTCCTTTGTGATGACATATAGGGACACTGCCACCCCAAGAATTATTATGGACCACGAGACAATGACATCAATGATGTCATCACCCGTCATATCTTTGTCCAGGAAGAGCATGTGTCGCAGAGAAGACATCACAGCACCTCCTCGCCTCTGGTATAGAGAACGTTGTTGTGCCAGATGCAGTGGCTGTGTGGCCAACGCATGGCACTCTCTACATCAGGGAAGAATCCGCTGCCATTGAGATTGGCGCTGGTATTGCACAGCAGAGGGATGCCCGTTATCTCATAGTAGCGAGTGAGCAGATCGCACACGACGAAGTTCTCTGTAGCATTGACAGTCTGCAGTCGCGCAGTGCCATCAAGGTGCACAATCGCCGGCACCTTCGCCACCCATTCATCCTTCACACGATGATCGAAGAGCATGAATGGATCAGGAGTCCCGGGAGTGAAAACTTCTGGAGCATGCTGCTCCAAGCATATCGGCGCCACAGGACGGAACGACTCTCTGAGCTTCATCTCATTGAGTAGTCCTTTTGTTTCTGCATGGATGGCAGAGCACAAGATACTCCGGTTGCCCAGCGCACGAGGCCCAGCTTCACACCGACCATTCAGGAACACAACCGGAGTATCAGGGTGGGTCGCAAAGAACTGAGCCAGCTCACTGATTGAACATTCCTTCTGCACCCAACCTTCCGGAATCGTTCCGATCTGTGCTTCCATGCCGCAATATACGCTCCAGTCGAGCTCAAGAATGCCATCCTCGGTGAACATCGCACAGGCAGCAGCACCAATTGCGCTACCAGAGTCATTGGGGAATGGAGGGACATAGACTGCTTTGAAGTGCCCACTGTTGCGCAATGCGCTATTCCATTTGATGTTGAGTGCGCTGCCGCCTGTGAAGCACAAATTCGCACCCTTGGGAATAATTGCGCAGGCATTCTCCACCAGCATGATCTTCAACCATTCATGGATTGAAGCGAGCACATCAGCATCACTCAGATTGCCAATTGACTCCACTTCTGCCTTCACCCCACGCATGAACTCATGCTCCATGATTCCTGTCTGGTTGTAGCCAAGAGGGCAGTCGTCGTTGATGTTGCTCACACGGAAATAGATGCCCATCATTCGCTGAACTAGATCAGGGCTGGCAGTTCCTTGCGCGATGTAGCTCATCAATTTTCCTGGGACATCATATCCGCGTCCATACCGCGTCACCTGCTTGATGTCTTCACCCCACACATGCGGTTCTTTGTATGGGCCATAGTAGTAGCCCATCACCGCATAGATGATGCCGTAGAGTTCAAACAGTGACGAAATGAATTGGAACTTGCCGAGGCCAGGATCGAAATAATGGACACGCGGATTCTGCCCGCCATCCCAGCTGATGAAGTAGCAGCACTCTCGGTTCTTGGCGAATGGGCTAGTAACGTAAGCACTCATCAGGTGTCCGCTCATGTGTGGGAAGCTGATGTAGTTGCCAAAGATTTTGTCTTCTGGGTAGAACACCGACGGATCGAGTGGATGCTGATTGCTGCTATCAAATTCTGAATAGCCAGCAACCTCAAAGGTGCCAGCCGGGGAGATGGCGCTGCTGTACTTCCAGCCATCTAGAACGAACAGGTCTGGGACAAAGTTGAAATGCTCCAGAATGTCATCCACATCATCGGTGGTCGTCATTTTTGAGTAGCGAGGATTGTTGCGCAGCTTCTCTATCTCCACACAGAAGAGCAGCTTGCCATCCTCAATCCCTGCCACTGCTGCGTCATGGGTCAGCTTGATGCCGCAGATCTTTGTCATGGTTTATTCCTTTATGAATTCAAGACGATTGACTTCTGTGCGTGATAGAGGTCGCGTTGTGTAATGAAGGATTCAATGAACTGGATATCGTTTACCAGATCATCGAGTAGGATCTGCCTCCACGTGGCAAACCTTCCTAGGGAATAGATGTGATGCTGCTGGCTAGCAGTGAAGATGAAGTTCTTGCGCAGCAGGTCGTTGATTGGGCTGATCTTGCCGTAACGCTGGACTGAGATTTTCTCGTTTGCAAGAACTCTTGGCTGGATTCCGAACGCAGTAAGCCATTCATCCGCCAGAGACCCACAGCTTGTCCCTTCTGGGTCCTTCATGAATTCGAGAATCACTTTGTTGCCTGTGATGCTTGCTCGATAAAGAGGAAGGTCTGGATCTGGGAAATACAGCGTCTGGTAAACATCGACGATCGGATCAAGTATCTCCGCAGTCACCACCCAGATCGGACTGGATCCAAAGACTGGCATGCTATCCCAGCCAAGCTGAGTCATCAGCACAGGCATCGGCATGGTGCTGATGACTGGCTCTGAGCTGTTTTCTTCTTGTGATAGATCTATCGCAGAATTGAAAACAATGTCCACACATTGAGCCATCTGCTGGATGAAATCCTGAGGAGCAATAAATCGCTCCTCAGGATCAAGATTGATGATGCTCCTAGTCACGACACGACCAATCACTTTCTGCGCATACATGTTGCTCAGGCGGAGATTCGTCGTTGTGTGGATGGCACCCCTCTCATCAATGATTGCTTTTTGGACTTTGACTTTCTTGAATGGGATGCCCGTCGCTCGACTGACGCCCTCATTGCGGAAGCGCAGCACTGCTGCATGATTGTCGGGCAGCGTCTCTCTCTGCTCATAGACAACAGGATTGTGTCTACGCAACATATTTGCAGCGAGTAGCCCTGCCATTCCCGCACCAATGATTTTCATGCTGGCCTCCGCAGGGAATCAATCAACCTTGACAAATCCGTGCTTGACACAGTAGGCAAGCTGGGCAGTGCTGCCGCCGAGCTCCGCATACTTCTCAAACTTCATGCCGCTGGTGATCAGCGCGAAGCTGGCATGACCGATGGTGCCCTCCCGACGAGGATTGTCCTTGACGAGCTTGGTGATCTTCTTGCCAGCGAACTTGCTGATCCTGCCGGGCTGACCCGCTCCTTCTGCTTTCTCCTTCTTGGGCGCAGCCTTCTTGGGCGCAGCCTTCTTGGGCGCAGCCTTCTTGGGCGCAACCTTCTTGGGCGCAACCTTCTTGGGCGCAGCCTTCTTGGGCGCAGCCTTCTTGGGCGCAGCCTTCTTGGGCGCAGCCTTCTTGGGCGCAGCCTTCTTGGGCGCATCCTTCTTAGGCGCATCCTCCCAGGGCGCATCCTTCTTGGGCGCATCCTTCTTGGGCGCAGCAGCTTCCGCAGCAGGCGCTTCCACAGCAGCTTCCGCAGCAGGCGCTTCCACAGCGCCCTGGGTCGTGGTTTCGACTTCAGACATGATGTCCTCCTTGTGGTGGGTGAATACGGGGCGACACACCCCGTGATGAAGAATTTATTATCCCTTATTTTCAGCAGAATGGGTGAAACTGTTTTTGATCACAATCTGTAGCTAGACAGAGATTGTGCATCAATTATTGTCAGAGTCTCCTTCGCTCTCGTAAGTGCGACATAGAGAACTCGCAGCTCGCTATCAGTATCCTGCTGCTCCCACTGCTCTCGCGTCAGATCCGTAATTAAGATGACATGGTCTGCTTCTCCTCCTTTCGCTCTGTGGATGGTGCTGATGGTAATTCTTGGATCTGCAAATAGATTCTCTCCATTTGCAAGACATGAACGCAGATACTCTTTCTTCAAAAGTGGAACGGAAAGGGCCTGCATCCAGTTGTACTCGGCCAGATGATGCGCAGGGGAATCTTCAATTGCAATTACCGTCTTGCCAGGATTCCACTCCTCCAGGCAATCTACGTAGTTCTTCAGGGTCTTCAGATTCTTGATGTCCACCTGCTTGCCCTTGCGCCACTGCTCCCATGTAACAATTGCACGAGATAGGCTACCGCTAGTAGAATGATTCCCCTCCTTCAAGTAGGAGTAGCCTTGCTGCTGGACCATGGACTCAAAACGAGATAGTTGCCTATGGTTGCGCGCAAGAAGAAGCCACGACCCTTCTTTCAAGGAGACTGCATCTTCAAAGCCAATGCGATAGATCTTCCCTTCTGCTTCGCGTGGATACCATTGCTTTTCCTGTCGCACCCGAATGCGAGCCGAGACTCCCTGTGCGATTGACTGAATTGCACGAGGAATTCGGAAGCTCTGCGGTAGCACCAGGCTTTTACCCGGATGGTTGATGAATGCCTCGGGAGTGGCTCCGGCCCAATCATAAATGCTCTGGTCATCATCCCCAGCGAGGTAGAAGTTCTTGGCGTTAGCCGAGGCACGATGGACTACTTGCCATTGGAGTGGTGAAAGATCTTGTGCTTCATCAAGAATGAAAAGATCAACGTCCAGCACAGTGTTGAACTGCTCAAGCATGTCTGTGTAATCAACCAGCCCATGCGTTGCTTTGTAACGCTGAAGCCCAAAGTGCCATTGCTTTGCCACCTCAAGCAAGCAATCGTGGAAGTTACATTCTTCCCACTGCTGTTCAATAGTCACACCACGCAAGCGACTCAATGACTGGATGATCGCCACCTTATCGCCAAGAGTTTTACCAGTCCTAACCATCGCAATGTCGTGCGCAGGACTGAATTGGAAGCCCATCTCGTAGCACAGCTCTTTCTCGTGATGCTCTTGCATCACGTCATCACGCGACATGCCAAGAGTCTTAAAGGCCATAGAGTGAAGTGTTCGGAACCACAGAAGCTGCTCTTTTGTTAGGCCAAATCGAGACATTGCTCGTGATGCAGCTTCTTCCGCAGCTCTCTTTGTGAAAGCAACATAGGCTATACGCTCTGGTGGTGTGCCAGTGCGAATGGCCTGGTCAACCACATCAAGAAGAAATGTTGTCTTGCCTGTGCCTGGTGGACCAAAGACTTTTGTTATGTTCATTTCTCTGCCTTAATGTTCCTTTGTGAATCAGATTTCAAGTGAGCTGCCTGCGCCTGTGAAGTCGTGACTTCATCGTCCTTCCATTGACGTAGGTCCTATGGCTCCTTGCTGTGCGATGCCAGAAGATCAGATTTCCGTGGCAAGCGGAGGAGGAAGGGGAAACTCTCCACCATTGCTTCGCTCTGGTTCAGGAACATACCACACACGATAATTTTTACCATCGATGCGCATCGTATCAGAATTGCCATCCATCCCACGCACCCACTTCCACACCTGCGCAGGCTTGCTGTCGAACCTTCTCTGCATCAGGAACGTAAGTAGGTCACGACTGCGGAAGTAGCAGTGGCCATTCTCGGTATAGACATTGCCCTTGAGCAGTTCATTCTTGCTGTGCGTTGGGCGCTGACTAAGAAACACATCCATGAGGGAGTAGAACTGACCGCTCTCACACGCATCATCAGGAAGCTGCTGTATAGTTGCCGTCAGCATCAGTTCTGCGAGCTTGTTCAACCAGTCAACTTTCTTAAATGGCATGAGGACGATATGCGCTTGTTCCAAGAATGCAAATGCCACTTCCTCCGGACTACGGATTGCTCGTGGGTCCATAGTGATTGTGTGACCAAGGACATTGAGCGTCATGTATTGGATGCTCGTTCCTTGCTGATGGATGACTAACCCATCTGCGCGGAAGAGGATGTTTTCATCATTGCCTCCACCATCATTGCCTCCGACAACGCCAAACTCCCTCTTCAAACACTCCTTCTTGTCACAGTGATTACAGAGTGGTGGTTGTTTGCACTGATAGTAGTAGGTCTTGCGCTGCTGGTTCTTTCTGATCTGCGACAGCTCAGCTGCGGGCAGTGGAGGATGAACGTGCTCAAAGTTGAACTCCTGAAGTTTGTCCTGCCACTCTTCAGGATACTTTTTTTTGAGGTAGATAACCACATTTGTCAATGTTACGTTTCTACCACCTTCTGTCAGGCCATTGGAGGCAATCTGCTGAAGGCAAGGAGGACCATCCGCAAACAGATCGGACAGCTTCGGCGTTGCAGTTTCAAGCAATCTTGGCGTCAGCTGCATTGACTTTGCATAGCGAACAAAATCATCCAGTGCCTGGATGTGTTCTCCATTACGTATGGCAAAGCGAGTCGTGCCTTCTGCACTCAGTGCCCCATACATGGCAATGTTGATCCAGTTGCCCAGATCCTTTTCACTTACTCGCAGCGTCTGCTTGGGGAATACCTCACAGCCACCATACCCCAATGCGATGGAGAACTCCGTTAGCTTTGATTGCATCAGAGTCGCAGAGCACGGCTTGCTCATGAAGGCATAGAGATGTGCCCCACCAGACTTGCTGCGGCAGACGACCAGCGGAAGCTCTTTTTCCCTTACTCGTCGCTCAAGTTCTTCGATGGTCTCATTTAGCTTGACCTCGCCTTGGATATCAATATCAATAGCGCCAAAAAAGCAAGTGTTGTCCTCAAGCAGAGGGATCAGGCCAAGGCTCGTTCCTGTGCCAAGCAGGTGCTCTGAATAATGTTCGAACGTAGCGCCAGTTGGCACTGTTCGTGCATCGCCCTTCACCTTCCCATTGGCCTGAACCTTGTTGAGCACGTGTTCGCCGTGACCATGTTCAAAGCCAACCAGGATCTGCATGAATTGCTTGATGAGGTCGTGAGACATGCTTCACCAGATGAATGTGTGTGAGCCCATTGCTGAGCTCACACCCTTGGTTGCTGAAGCTAAATCTCACCTTCGATAGAACCAGCAGGATCAATGATCGCTGCCGCGTCGTGATCGGCAACCTTCACAGAGCCAGACACCACCGCCTTGCGGAAGCTGCGCGAGCCCAGATAGAGGTCGTGGCCGCCAACCAGCTCCAGCGTGGGCTTGTAGGGATTCACCTTCCACACATACCAGGTTCCGTCGTCGTTGGACTTGGGGATGGTGGTGAGCTTGTAGCTGTGGTAGAAGATAGCCGGATTGAAGACGCCTTCGCCATCAGGACGAGGAACCATGAGATTGCTCATGAGGCTGTTCCATCGCTTGGCCTCACTGAACATCGTCCTGCTCATGCTGATGACAACCTGGCGAGGCAGCCCAGTCTCCGGCTCAAGCATGACGCAATAGTATTCAGCAGTTTCCACCATGGTGTGACCATTGGGAAGCTGCATCTGCTTCTTCTCATTCTTCACACACTGGTTATACAGGGTGTCATCCGTTCCGTGATCTGCCACGAACTTGCGATTGTCCCACTCAATGTAGGCACGACGATAGCTGACAGGAATGACGATGATGCCTTCCTCACCAGCCCATCGCTTGCCGCTGATGTTGTCAATGATCTCGCCAACCTCCGCTTCCTTGATGTAGGCAGGATCACCCTTGGTGCAGGTCGGGCTGAGCGCCTGGAGAATGGCCAGCCGAGGGATTGCCAGATCTTTGGCGCTCATTGTCTCCCGACCAGCACCTTCATCTTCCAGCAGCAGGCTGGCGATGTCAGAGGTGACAAGGCCAGTGTTCGTATTCGGCGTTGCCAGCTCCTGCTTCTTCTCTTCGTGCTTCTTCACTTCCTTCTTCGCTTCCTCGTGGTGGGGCTGCTGCTTGGCCATGACTTAATCCTTTGAGATTGGGCGCACATGCGCCACTGGGTTAGAACTGCTTGCTGTTGAGATCCTAGTCAACACTTCCTGCGTCGGCACTCTCTTCGCCTTCCTCGCCAGTGCCTTCAGCCTCTTCGCAAAGACCATCAAAGTGATTCTGAAGAAGCTGCCGAACCAGTTTTGCAGCTGCACTCGGAGCTCTGTTAGGCTTCTCGAAAACATGGCATTCATCAGAGGTGTCTTGCTTAATGAAGACACCATTGGCGGCTGCTTGGATGATGATGATCATATTTGCTCCAGTAGTTGGGTTAGATGAGCCGAGACTCGACTGCGGCCAGTCGCTCGCTAAAGGCGGATAAAAGAGATTCGAGATTCGCAATGCGGACATCAGTTGGAAGGGCATCCTGTGCCACGACAGGCTTCAGACGAGCAGCCACTGCCAGACGCTTCGTGGTGACGCGCACGAGCAGATTGGAAGAAACAAGATCTTTGATGAGGCCAGTCATGGATGCTGCGGACAGGCACACATTCTCACGAGCCAGCATCAGCGCCAGATCAGCAGTGCGCAGCTCCTTTCCAACTGGAAGTCTATTGATCTCTTCTACCAGGATGCCATGTGCTCTGAGAATGCTGGCCGCGCTCACTGGGCTGATCCTTTCTTGGTGCCCTTGGCTTTGGCGGGGAGCTTGATAGTAGCCTTGCGACCACTGAACAAGGCGAATGCATCTGCGGGAATGGATTTGCCTCCTTTGAGTGCCTCCTTGAGATAAGCATTCAGAGTTTGGAAGTTGATCTCTTCTTCACACTTCGCAGGGAAGCCTTCGTTCTTGATCTTCTCAAAGAATTTCTTGGCATCCTCGTCCTGTCCCTTGCCGAACAGCACGACCACCTGGTTCTTAATCAGACTTTCAGCACCCTGCTCACGCAGCCAGGTCAGTGCCTTCATGCGACGATCCATCAGCATGCCACGATCGAATTCATCAGCACCTTCAATCTGGTTAGTCGTTGGGATTGTGCCACGCACGAAATCGCCGACCTCAACCACATACCCAGATGACAGCGTGAACTTCTTCATCCCAATGGCCAGCATGACGTCTGGAAGCAGGTCCAGCTGGATCTTGGCGTAGCGAGCAGTCTTCTTCTTCATCTCCTCCGACAGCTGCTCCATCTCCTGCTCGAGAGCCAGCATCTCATCAGCGTAAGCAACCAGTTGCTGGAGATCATTTGCACCAGCAGGTGGGGCCGCGTCCTCCAGCAGATCGATGCTCGGCTGCATCTCAGGCGGTTGACCCTGATCTGCTGCGACTGTGTGGGTTCTGTTTTCCATATGTTGCTCCTTTATGTGTTGCGCCCTATGGCGCTGGTTGAAGAACTACTTAGACGACACACAGCTCACCACGCTCCAGCAGCCGGGGACTCATTTCTGCCACCCTGGCTGAAGCTGGTAGCCAAGATCAACGACCTTCCAGATGCGCAATGCAGAACCACTCAATGACAGCTGGTTCAGTTCCTTGACGATGGTGTGTGCCTCAGGCGCAGGCAGAGGATGAATGTCCAGGAATCGTTCGTCTGGGAACACTGAGCCATCGTTGCTGGTCTCTACGATGCGCTTCAATCCCACAACGAGATCTCCCTCTGCTTTTGGTGGATCAGGGATTTCAGTATGGCAGTAAAGACGATGGCAGGTCTTCTTTCCGGTGATCTGGTTCGTCCACACCTGCCGATTATCACCACACTTCGGGCAGTTTGGTTCGACAGCTCGCGGCTCCTGCTGGATGCTGGCTGGCCTGCTGCTGTTTGGTTCATTGGGTTCTTTCTTGACAGGCGGCATAACTCCTCCTCAGATGCTCTTGCGCATATATGGAAGGCCATCACGCAATGCCCTACGCACGCGGATGGCCTCATTCTTGTCGCAGATGATCAGATGGCTTGGGTTGATACAGCCCCACCACCCACAAGTTGGCAGGACGATATCCTGGTCTTCCATTCCGCCAGTGGTGATGTCCAGCATCACCCACGCAGCACCACGCTCCCGACCCTGCCAGATAATTAATGGTGGAGGAACTGCAAGACCGAATGTGGTCCAATACCAGTGTCCGCCTAGAGTTGGATCCTTTATGATGTGCGCATGAACATGCTCAGCCTTCGTCGTCTTGAAGGAAGCAGTCAGATCGAAGCAATCGCTCAGCCGGATCATGTCCTCCTCCTCCTGGGCTAGAAGAGCGGCAGTTTGATTGTTACGGGTGAGTAGAATCCGTCCCTGCGAGAACGCTCGCCATCTACGAGCTTGCGCTCCCAGTAGAGAACTCGGAGCTTGTTGATGTTGAACCTCGCCAGCACCAGGAGGATGATCCACATCGCTGCTGGGTCGCCAGAGTTTGGATAGAGAATATAATCTTCATCCGGGTCAAAGTCGGCCAGTGCTGCTGTGGCGATCTCAACAGCTTCATCTGGATTTGTCCAGGGAGCTGCGTCGCTGCTGAACACATAGACAAACCGGCCGTATGGCGCGGCTGGGCTAAGATTGGGCATCCACCCAGTGTGGTTGGGCTTTGGCTGCTGAGTGATGAATACACGACCCATTGCTCTGTCCTTTTCTTTAAGTGCGCCCCAGGAGTTCACCCAGGATACCGCTCTTGGAATGATCCCAGGGCGCGGTGGACCCTAAGTTTCCCGCGAAAAAAATTGCAGCGGGGAAATTTTTTTTGATTGCTGGCGACCTGGTAGCTTTGGAAAATGAACCTGTGGCGCAGGGTGGATGGTAATTGCAAGTGGACCTGTTCGCATGGGGTATGTTTTTCAGAGCAACCCCCCGTTTACGAGTTTTTTGGGACCCGTCCTCTGGGAACGCACCCCTCTATATAGGGGGGTAAAACACAAACAGGAATCCGCACTACAGCCTTTTCTGGAAAATGACGTTCTGCCGTTCTGGAACCTTGAAGAATGTGTGATAGACAGCATCTTGCGCAGAACGACAAAAGAACGACGAGAGATAAGCAGCGTTCTGTGGAAGAGGAAGTGTGAATGTTTTCAAATGGAAAGGACAGAACGTCAAGGATGAACTGTCTGTGAGATGCTCTGATGGACTGAAACATTATGACAGATGAAGTGAGCCGAAGTGGAAGGAAACAAAAGACATAAGTGAGCTCCTAATCCGGCGCGCGCGAGAAAGTGCAAACAAGAATTCGTGTTTCACATTTACCCCCCTATTAAGGGGAAGCGAAGTTTCCACTACGGGTCGCGAAAAACTCGTAAACTGGGGTTGCTGGAAAAAAGCTACCCTCTGTGGAATGATGGGAATGGGAATTGCAGTTTGTTGGGTGTGCGGAACTGTGGCGAAAAATTGGTGATTTGTTGATGAAATTGTGGTGCGGAAGCATCGAATCGTGCGGACGCAGGCAGGGCGCACATCCGCAAGTTCCCGGCTATGCTCAATTGAGCACTTTACAAAAAGATGTTTATTTTTCAAGGGTGATCCTTTCCAGGGCTGGAAAAAGGCGTAAACTTAAAGGTGTGCCAGCCACATTCGTTCGCAGGGCCTTGTGATTTTTCTCCTGACAGAGATTTATTTATGGCAAAGAAAGTGAAACCACTCCCTCCGATCAAACCTAAGAACGATAAGACAGATCAGCCTCTGTCTCCTTCTGGTGGAACACGTCGTGCGCCCAGGACAGCTTTCAAGAAGGGCCATGCGCCTCTGCCTGGTGCTGGTCGAAAGAAGGGAGTCCAGAACAAGGTCACTGTCTCTGTGAAGCAAGCACTCATTGATGCCTTTGATGGCCTTGGTGGTGTGCCTTCACTCATCAGGTGGGGAAGAGCGCATCCTGGCGACTTCTACAAGCTATGGTCTCGGCTGCTGCCAATTCAGGTCACAGGCGAAGGTGGTGGGCCTGTGGTAGTTGAGAACAAGCACGACCTGAGCAAATTGAGCATCGATGAGCTGACTACGCTTGCTGCGCTCGTTGACAAGGCAACCATTGCGCGAGCGGCTGCTGGGGAAACGATCGCAGGAGGCGTTTCTATCCGGCTGCGCAGGTCTGATGTGCAGCGAGCTGCTGCCTCTGCTGCTGCCTCTGCTGCTGCCTCTGCTGCTGCTTCTGGCGATAGCGATGCCGATAGCGATAGCGATAGCGATGCTGCTGGTGTGCCACGAGAGTCTCCCCATACCTGTTCTTGTGAATGTGGAGATGATTGATGTCCTTGTCTGCGACGCTGGCTAGTCTGCCTTCGCTTGCTGAGATCAAGCAGGAGATAGCACGTCGCACACTTCTGGACTTCACTCGCTATACAAAGCCAGACTATATCGTTGGATGGTTCAATGAGGAGCTGGCTGCGATCCTCGATCAGTTCCTTCAAGATGTGATTGATCAGAAGTCGCCACGCCTGATCATTATGGCGCCTCCTCGCCATGGCAAAACAGAGATCGCTTCTCGTCGTTTCCCTGCGTATGCTCTTGGTCGCTATCCTGATCTGACGTTCATCGCGACGAGCTATGCGAGTGATCTTGCTAGCTCAATCAATCGTGATGTGCAGCGCATCATTGACTCTGAAGAGTATAGGGATCTGTTCCCTGGAACAAATCTGTGGGGCAAGAACATTCGCACAGTTGCTGATGGCAGCTACTTGCGCAACTCTGACATCTTTGAAGTTGTTGGGCGTCGTGGCGTATATAAGAGTGCTGGTGTTGGCGCAGGAATCGGCGGTCGTGGTGGCGAGGTTCTGATCGTTGATGATCCGATCAAGGATGCAGCTGAGGCTGCCAGCGCAGTTGTTCGCCAGAGCGTCTGGGACTGGTTCGCATCTACGCTCTATACTCGCGCAATGCCTGGTGGTGGCATCGTTGTGATCATGACGCGCTGGCATGAAGCTGATCTTGCTGGTCGTCTGATTGAGAATGCGCACAAGGGTGGTGAGCAATGGCAGATTGTTCGCTTCCCTGCAATCGCAGAGGAAGATGAATACAGCGCCATTGATGGGCGTCTGCTTCGGCGTGCTGGGGAGGCTCTGCACCCTGAGCGATACCCAATTGAGGCACTCAATCGCATTCGGACTGGCACTGCTGACTCTGTGGGCGTTGGGTCACGTGTGTTCGCATCACTCTACCAGCAGCGACCGTCTGCTGCTGAGGGTGAGATCTTCAAGCGTGAGAACTGGGCATATCTGAAGCCACCCAAGCCACTGGCGCTGATGACGCATGGCGAGCGCAGCAGCTACTTCCACAGCCTGGGAATTCGTTCAGTCATTCAGGCATGGGACACTGCGCTTGGTGGGAAGAAGGAGCACGACTACACCGCATGCACTACGCTGGGTGTTGCTGACTATCGCTACTATGTCCTGGATGTGTGGCGTGATCGTTTGGAGTTCCCTGATGCGCTGAAGCAGGTTGAACTGCTCTATGACATGTGGCGACCGCATCGGGTCGTTGTTGAAGGTGGTGGATCTGCGAGCGGCAAGGCGACCATCCAGACGCTTCAGCGTTCAACACGCATCCCATTCAAGGAGGTGCCCACAGTCACTGACAAGGTGTTCCGTGCTCACCGCATCAGCCCAACGCACGAGTCTAAACTGATCACAATCATTGAGGACGGTGGTTGGCAGGCGTCGTTCGTTGATCAGTGCGCGAACTTCCCCAACATCAAGGTTGATGATGATGTGGACTCCTTCATGATCTCGATGGAAGCTGCTATGGCCTCTAGCAAGATGCACATCTCCGACGAACTCCTTAGTCGGCTGGGGTGATCTGTGAATCATTTCTTCAGCAAACTCTTCCGCAGGCCCAAGGTGGTGCAGGATCTCCCGGCTGTCCTTGGGCCCAAGACGCCAGAAGAGCAGCTCGCTGAGCGTCGCGAAAAGTTCCAGGAGGGTGTGCGTCGCGCTGTTGAGATTTACAACACAGAGCGTGGTCATGGTGGGCTGGTGTTCCCTCGCTTCCCCATGGAACCATATGTGCCGCCCAAAGGTGTTGTTCCTTCAGAGCAGATCCAGCATGTGCTGGCCATGGATGCTTCGTGGAAGAA